TTATATAGCTTTTTTTAGTTGCTTCTTTTGCTGGCATTCTTCCTCCCACTTCATTACATCAGTAGCGAGGTATCTTTTCATTGTTCCGCCCTCAGAACTTAATGCCGGGGCTGGGAATGGAATCCCCCAAGGTGTGTTAATTTCCCACCGATTAAGTGTGCGTTTAGTAATATGAAACATCTCACACACATTGTTAGATGTCAGATATTTATCCACATTAGCCCTCCTTACTTTCCGCTTTAACTTCTTTCAGTGATTCAATTGACTTAATCCAACTTAAAATGTGTGGCTTAGTTATTTCATCCTGACCGTGAAACCAGTAGAACTTTTTTTCTTTTTCAAGAACGTAATAAGGTTCACCAGATCCATTAGGCACAAGAAAATAATGGGTAGCATCTTTGGGTGCTGATTCAAGTATTTCTAATTCACTCATCCCTCAGCTCCCGATTCAATATCCAACTTCATTGCACCTTCTTCTGGATATTCGGTCATCCAAAAGTAATAGCCTTTTCCACTGTGGCCATCTTCAAAGAATTTAATTGTTAGTTCAGTATCAAGTTGATCTAAATCTTTCTCACCATCTGGATTTACAAATTCGAGAAGGCTTTTTAGTTGATGACCGCTAAGTGTTATGCTCATTGTTCAGCTCCCGATACGTTTGGCACACTATGAAAATGCATCCAATGTGAAGGTGGATCATTTTGATAGTTTGCCCATACGCTATTTAAATCCTCATCAATAGTCATATAGTCTTGTTCTGGGGTGACATCAGGAGCATCTGCCCAACAAATAAGTACCATTATGTCAGTAGGTGGCAATTCATCATTCACGCTAATCCACGTTGGAACTTTGGATTTCATGAAATTCACGGCTTTTTTCCACATTGCCCAACCACTATTTACACGATGGTAAATATCAAAAAGGTCTTCTTCACTTAGATCAGTTTTGACGCCTTCAGCAATATCAAAACAACCAGCATTCATATCAAATTCGAGTACATCTAGATGTCCGGGAATCCAATATTTTTCTTTAAAGAAAGGTAATTGTTCAGACCAAAAAGCTTGTTTTGTTTTTAAATCAATCATTTCCTACGCCCTCAAATATTCTTCTTTAGTCCACTCAACAAACTCTTTATAAAGTTGCTGAGCAGGTTTATTTAATCGGTTGTGATAGTCGATCGTTATGCGGCGCCAAGCGACTGGTACCGCATAATGCTTGGTTAGAAACATTGCTTGATCCATGCCTTGCCGGACTATTACGTAGCCCAGCAATTGCAAGTAGTACATAAAACCAAGCATGTGTTTTTGGCTCACTTTCTTGTACTGATCTTTCATGTTAGAAACCGTCCACTAATAAATAATCAGGGGTAGATTCTTGTTGAGTAGGTGTAGGATTCTCTAATTCATAGCGGCGTTTTCTCACATACCCCATTAGCTTCGGTTGAATCTGCGGATCTCGTGCAGCCACGTCTATTTCCAAAGCATCTAGCGTTGTAAGGTCTGGTGCAGTTTGGATTTGAACCATTAAAGAGGGTGGCTCATTAGCAGATGCCTTTTCTTTTTCTAGCTCTTCAAGACGTTTGTGAGTGGCGAGAAGGATAGGCTTCATTTGTTCGTCATCCCATGTGCGGGTATAACGATAAACCGCATTTACTTCTGCAGGTGTTTTTGACTCTTTTACACGCTGTAGAAGAGTATCTAGGGTTTGCTGATATTCTGGATCAACTTTAGGCTCGTTAGTTTCTGGAACTAATAGATCCTCGGATGATGAAACATAAGGCCCCTCAGTAACAACAATTGCACTATCGAGATCCTCTTTTAAATCTTTAGTAGGCTCTTCAATTACTGTTTTTTCAGTATTAACCTGAGGTGATTTCTCAACTTCATTTTCTAAAGGCTTTTCTTCTTCAACTTCATCAGTTGGCTTGTTCAGAAGTTTGAGCATATCTTCAGCAAACTCACCACCACTGACTTTAATAATCGCGCAGCAATGAGCAAAAGCATTATCAAAACTTGAGTGGACTTGGCCATGCTGAAGCATGCGTAATTGTCCTTTTGAACCATTCCACTTAAACTGCTGCACACCTAATTCAACAGTTGGACTTGGGTAAGAGCAAGTAGAACCTTTAGCAGGCGCTTCTTTTAATGGTTCAGGTACCTCAAATTCGCCAATAAAAATAGTTCTAGGCTTTAATTGAAATTCGAATTTATCAAAAACATCAAAGCCAAAGTCATAAGGGTTAAATGGTTCCCAGCCATTACGCTCAGTATTATTTACTAAAAGTAATTCACCGTTGGCCCAAGCAAGTTTAGCTTCAACTTTATTTAGTATTTTCATGCTGTCATCCCCGTTTTAGCTAATGTTTCAATGTCTTGTTTAACTGCTGGTAGTTTTGCTGCTTCAATTTGGATAAGGGCATCTATGCCGAAGTGTTCACAAACTGTTTTCACATCGAGGCCACGTTCAGCAATAAAGTTTTGAAGTTCATCTCTTTGTTGATCTGAGATACCGTTAAATTCAGGTGGACTAATCCAAGTGCCACGTTGCTTATCAAACGTGCAATTCAATGCTTTAGCTCTCATTAACATTGCTTGGCGCATGTTCTGGTAATACATGTGTTCTTTATCAAGCGACTCAGTTAATTGATTAAGGTCACCTGCATGCTCTGCTTCCTCACAGCTTTGTTTCCAGTTTTCTAGCTCTTCTTGGGCTTTAGCTGCTGCAAGTTGTGCAGGCGTTAAGGTGTTAATGTGATCTTTAGCTTGAGTAATCAGGTCAGCCAAGAAAGTAGGGTGTGCTTTAAGATCAGGTACCCATACTTCACCGGTTTCACCGCCTAAAGCACCTGAGTTTTTCGCATGATGTGTAGGCGAAGGTTTGAAATTAATAACGCGGGCATTTTTACCTTCACCAGTAGTAACAGTTGTTAGATAACCCATGACATCTGCGATACGGTAAAGCTCGTTACGGTTTTTACCACCTAGATCTGGGCGGTAAATAATTTGATCACCGTTTTGATCTTCTGATGCGTGTGCAATGAAAACAACGTCTTTACCTAAACTGATCAAAGTATTGATGTATTGCTTGAACGTTTGGTTCGCTAAACCTTGAGCCTTTAACTTTAAAGAACCATCTTTTTGACGGTTATTTGCCGTAAGTAACAGGTGGGTTTTAATGCATTCAAGCATTGCACCCACGGTATCAATGACAACGGTTTTATATGGTGCTAAGTCCTGCGGCGTAAGGTTTGCAACATCACTCCATTGTTGAACCTGTACAACCGCACCACGACGTAATTCACCAGTACGGTGAGCACCACGGTCAAAGTCAAAAGAAATTGCTTTTTCCGCAGTAAAGCCCATCGATGATTTACCTAAACCCGGATCAGCGTATAGGTACACAATAATTGCTTGAACCAATAAAGTTTGGTCAGCAGTAATAATCGGTAGAGCCATTATTCTTATCCTTATCTTGAGCCAGTGAAGCCGCGAGAACGCTTATAGTTTTTGCGGTCATAAGTAGGGATATTTGTTTCACGCAGTTTTATAGCGAGCTGCTTTCTGCGCTGAAAATCGATTTCTTGCGTGAGTTCATTCCAAACTTTTGGATAAGAAGTTTGGAACCTGAACACATTTAAAGGCGTCTTAACTCCGTCTTTAACTTTGTAAAGAACTGAGCCATTAGCATTAGATGCGTACACTTGCCAGCCAATGCGAACTGAATACAGCCCTTTATCATCACGGCCTAAAAATGACATGTAGCCGTCAGGGTGTTTTTTGAAATTAGTCATCTTTAAGCCTCCACCAACTTGTTACGTTCGATGAAGCCTTTTAGAAGATCATTGATATTTCGGATGTCTTCAAATTCGGTGAAATCGTTATATGACTTACCATTAACATCAGTAATTTCATTTACCGTGAGTTGAGTAATATCAACAGCGGTAAATTCAGAACCCGGAACGCCGTAACTGTCTGGATGAGCTTCAAAATCAAAGCTAACGTTTAAACGGAAGCTATCTAATTTAATTACAGCAACGCCAGAATGTTTACCTGTGATTTTCGCGGTTAACACACCGTAAGTACTTGGTTGAGTCTTAGGGGTAAATAGAGTAGGTGCGTCTTTTGTTTGGAAAGCTGGCTGCAATTGGCAAGCAACTAAAGAACCACCAGAAATTGCAAGAGCAGCCATGCTGACAAATGCAAAGGAGTTGAATGAGTTAGCTTTTACGTTCATAATTGATCTCGCAGTTTGCAAAAGCACATCGGACCTGGGGAGGGGCGGTGTGCTTTTTTGATGTCTACGAGATAAATATAAGAAAACTTAGTTTTATTGTCAATAAGAAATCTTATTTTAATTTAAGAAAGCTTACTTTTATGCTTTAATAGATAAAAGAAAACCCAACTATCAAAGGTGATAGAAATGAGTCTAGGCGAAGAAATGTTTGAATGGCGCAAGCAGATGGTTGAGAAACTACTGCTTCAGGAAAGTAATATTGATCAACTAGAAGAAAAAGTTGATCGTGCTGAAAAGATTCTTTTTGGTGATTGCACAGCCGCTTTCAAAATAGAGTGCACGCTTCGGAACGCGTATGCGCTGAAAGCTATTCTTGATGACTTTGCCACCAAGAATAACTGCAAGCTGAGTATAGTAGAGTGTGAGTAATCAGGGTTAGCTCATTCCTGAAATGGGTTTTGATGTGGCTTTAGGCTTTGGCTTAAGTTCTTTTAAAGCTTCTTCTACCGCTTTCAGTGATTCCTGGTAGGTTTTAACCCAAAGATCAGCACTTTTTATATTGATGGTTGAAGGATCAGTATCAGCAATGGTTGCCTTAGTAAGCTCTAACGCTAGAGCTTCTATGATTTCAGTTTTCATATTTTCTCCGATATTAATGGTTATTTAAGATCAATGTTGGCACAAAGTCTTAATCCCATAATATCAGGGAAAATTTGAATATATTAAAAAAGAAAACCCACACTAGGTGGGTTGGATGTTAATAAACGTTAATAGTTCTTGATGTACATGATAGGTTTATCTATAATACAAACATGGATTGGGCATTCCCGGTCGGCAAAGAGCTTTGGTGCATTCATCAAGGCTCTTTGTTTTTATGGATATATCTTTAGTCCATACCCCATGTAATTATTTCCAACAGCATTCCTACCACCCTTACAATAAAACTTAGCTCTTAAAATATCAAAAGCCCTATTTGACTGAGAGGGGTTAATCACATGCCTTCCAATTGGTCTAGCTACTAAGTCAGCAAATTGCAAACCTGAAGAATTAGTTTTTTTTGAGGCAAAAATGATATCAAAAGGCAAAGGCTTATTGTGGTAATTACCTAACGGATCACAAATCCGCCTAAAACCTAGTTCAAGCTGTGAATCCTCATTCTTACCTCTCGATTCAACAACAATATGAGTTAGTCGATTATTTTGGTGCTTTTCCCTGAGAAAATAATATAAGCGCTCAAGACAAAATTTCATTGCAACTTCATATGGATTTGCATCTCGTTTAATTAATCTATCTTTGCGAATTACTGAACTAATCAAAATAAAATTATTGTCATTCATTAAACAGTTAAGGTCATCCATAAGGGCCTCCATTCGGCTTCTATCAAGGCTAGCAAAATGCGAGGTTCTTTTTCTAATATCACGCTCATGTAGTATTATTATGTCATGCCCAAAATGTTTAAACTTTAACTGTTCAACCGATTTAACTATTGTGTCCGTATAGTATCTTTTGTGAAAAATACAGAATGATAAGACAAATACTGGAAAGTCAGGATCATTGTTAAGCATATCAACGCTTCCACTCTCATCCACATAAACAATGAAGTCACTATAATCCATAAAAAACATCCTATTATTCTAAACTCTACGTTGGACTCACAGTTGACTTGTCATCTTTTCTGAAAACATTGGTTTCCCCAGCTTTCCTTCTTTCACCACCTGCACGACCTGCTCATTAGTAAGCACAGGAATAAAGACTTTGTCGCCAATATCTTTAGAAAGAATCTTCACTTCTTCGGCTGTTAGCACCAAAGCTTCACCATGTTTCGCAGCATCATTGATGCGAGCAATAATCTGGTTGATTGGTCGTTTTGAATTGTCCATAAGTCTTCCTGTGATTAATGCGAATAAGGATGTTCTTGTCTATGCTGACTTGGCGGCACGATATCTGTAATAGCGGTAATACTTTCAACCTCGTCCATTTCAAAGAAAAATCGCTCACCACCATTCACAGAAAGCAAACTTAAAACCCCACCATTGATGCCGACAAATTCTTTAATTGTGCATCTTCCATCCTTCAAGCACACCTGAACAAACTCATTTGGCACAAGATCTGCATCAGGGTCGCATACAACATACCAGCCATTACGAATTGCTGGAAACATTGAGTCGCCAGTGCCTTTAATGCCATAGGCTCTTGGTCCTGCTGAGTGAGTTGGAACATACCCATCTCCAGCATTGCCTTCATAACCCATATCTGTGAAATAGCCATCCATGCCCATCTTGGAGTAAGCCTTAACAGGAACATATCTTTTTTGGGTGGGGAATGATTTAACAGGTGTTTCAAGAAATTTAACAGCATCTTCGCTATCGGGAATATTGTATTTTTTCTTAAAAGCTTCGATATCCAGAACTTTCAATTGTGTAACAGTGCTATCCAACTTAGGGCCGCTTTCATCTCCATTAGTTATATATGAAGTCGACACTCCGAAATAAGCGGCCATTTTGCTTAATGGGTCTGCTTTAGGAGCATAAGCATCTTTCTCCCAACCAGTGACATTGGGCGCACTAACTCCGGCGATTTTTGCCAACTCGCCTTGGGTTAATTTCTTTTCTCTTCGTAAGGCGCGAATACGCTGACCCATAGTTTCTAGATTCTTCATATAAGTTATCTTACATCTTGCAAAAATAAGTTATCTTTGTTTTAATACTAAGAAATCTTATTTTTGAGGTTGCACAAATGACCAAACAGGAAGCTTATGAGTTGCTTGGTGTCAATGGTGTTGGCTTAGCAAAGTTATTAGGAATTGAGCCACCTGCTGTTTACCAGTGGCCAAATGAAAAGATTCCTTTAGCTCGCGAATACCAAATCAGAGATTTGGCAAATGGCAAAGAACCAATCAAACGAACTACTTCAAATGCTTAGGACCTAACCATGAGCAAATTATCAGTTGATATATCTGCAAGCGCCAGAAATGGCGTATCCCGCATATTGCATGGTCTTGATATAAGCAATCAAAAAGAGATTGCTGAACAATTAAAAGTTGATCCAAGCACTATTACTCGGCTTAAAACGGATAAGAAAAACAATGGCTTGAATGAAATTGAAATGTTTTGCGAGCTATTGAGTTTACTTGGTTTAAAAGTCGTTCCTAAAGATTATCAGAGCATTGATAAAGAACGTGTTGCTGCACTTTTAGTTATGTCTAAAAGCTGGATGAACCGTATAGAAACGGTGGATGACTTATTTCATGACGAAATCAGTGGTCAAAAAGAAAAGCTTGGATATTAAAAAACCACTACCTGCTGTAACAGGAGTGGTTAGGCATTCAATTGAGGTGGATCAAATGAACATAAACAATTTATCAGAACAACCAATCGAACTCAACTCACCTGATTTTTTAATAGGTGACGTTGTAGTACTTACTAAAGAGTATCGAAGTTTTAAATCAAATGATTTGTTTGAAGTCAAAAATAAAACCCTGACTAGTTTATGGACTATCAAATCACAAAATCATTTGTTTCTGGTTTCATCAAAAGAAATACGAACAGCAACAGTTGCTGAACTTAACGCCAAACGCCGACTAACAAGCGCTGAGCAAGCATTAGCGGAGGTGTCATGAGTACCTTTGAACAACAACGAAAGCATATTCAATCCTGGCATGAACCAGCATTAAGAACTTTGTCTGGTTTGTTGAAAAAACGGAAGGAAAATTTAGCCAGCCAAAACCGTGACGAAAAAAATGCTGCTATAACACGTGATGAATTCATGCAGGCTTTGGTTGACGAGCATGGAAAACATGGGATTTATCTTATTCATGTTGGCCCGATCATCTCAAGTTTATATCGAGCTAAACGGATCCGGTACTTAGGCAGCACTTTTATTCAGATGAATGAAGAGGAGTCTAAATGAATGAGTTGGCTCTTTTCGCAGGCGCTGGTGGCGGAGTACTCGCATCTTATCTCTTGGGATGGCGAACAGTGTGCGCAGTTGAACGTGATGCCTACGCCGCACAAGTTCTGGCGCAACGACAGAATGATGGAATTCTCGAAGCTTTCCCAATTTGGTCTGACATTACAACTTTTGACGGAAAACCATGGCAAGGAATTGTTGACGTTATATCTGGCGGCTTTCCGTGTCAAGACATTTCATCCGCAGGAAAAGGCGCAGGGATTGAAGGTGAACGTTCCGGGCTTTGGTCAGAAATGGCACGAATTATCGGTGAAGTACGACCTAGATACGTGTTCGTGGAAAACTCACCAATGCTTGTTTCCAGAGGACTTACAAGAGTCATCAGTGACCTTGCCCAAATGGGGTATGACGCGCAATGGGCACGTTTTTCAGCATCTAACTTTGGAGCGCCCCATATCCGGGACCGAATATGGATTGTCGCCAAATGGAGTCAGCTTCTTTCACACTCCGAATTGCACCCGTCTAGATGGTGGAAGCAACAGCAGGAAGGCCTTAAAGAAGCGTCAAATGCAATTTCCGACACCCAAAGCTTCGGATGGGAACAAGCGAGGCAAGGTGAGCAATCATCCAAGGAACGGTTTAGCCGGCGTGGTGGAGAATTTGCCCACCCCAACTGCCTCAATGAGCAAAGGATCATCACCAGCGACGCTGACCAGGAAAGACGGCAAGAGCAGGGTAAACGATCGGCTCGATCATCATGTAATGAACTCACATGGTGGCAAGTTGAACCCGAACTGGGTCGAGTGGCTGATGGGGTGGCCAATCGGGTGGACCGACTTAAAGCCATTGGAAATGGACAAGTTTCAATTGTGGCTAAATGCGCATTCGAATATTTAGGTGGTGCAAAATGAATTATTACCAACACCATATTGGTGACTTTAACAATGCGACTCGCCACCTCAGTTTAATTGAGCGTGCGATTTACCGCGACTTATTAGACATGTATTACGACACGGAGAAGGCGATTGATGCATCAAGCATTGATCGTTTAGCACGTCGTTTGCAATGTACTACCGAAGAGCAAAAAGAAGCTCTCAAATATGTACTTGATGAGTTTTTCATTCTTGAAGAAGGTGTTTATCGCAATAATCGTTGTGAACGAGAAATTGCTGAATACCACGGGAAAAAGAAACAAGCGAGTGAGGCTGGTAAAGCGTCTGCTGCAAAACGTGCAGCGAAAAAGAAAGGTTCGTCCAACAGTGGTTCATCAAAAGATGATCAATCGTCTAACGAAAATTTAACGGTCGTTGAAAATCCGTTAAACGAAGAGCAAACGGGCGTGCAACCAACCAATAACCATAAACCATTAACCATAAACCAAGAACCAATTATTGATAGTAGTAGTAATGCGCGTGAAGAAAATTCGCAATTTACACCAATTCAATTTGCTCAGTATCAGATCGATGATCACAAGCGTTACTCAATGCGTGAATTCATTTCTGAATACAGCGAGTTTCAATACGATTTCATCTCACTTGCTCAACAAAGATTTGTTTCGGTACCTGAAATCGACTTGAGAACCATGATTCAAAATTTCGGTGACTGGTACTTTGCAAACGAATCAAGTTCGTTGAATACACCAAGCATCTGGCTGGTTAAGTGGTTCTCTTGGGTTCAAAACAACGAGAAACAAGTTGCTGCTAACCGCAAGAAGCAAGAGCAAATCTCTATAGCTGGGCAAAAATCACAAGAGCCGGGTTACTTCGCCAATCTTTTTGAAGAACAAAATGAATCTCAAATTGTGGATGTAACCCCGGCAAAAAAGTTTCCAATGATTGAGGAGGTAGGTCATGCATGAGATTACCTTGAACGAAGTGCGTCAATTAATCGCTTCTCTTCGCACTGTTTACGCTGCTCAGTTCAATAAGCAATTTCCAGCAACAGGCGAAAGTGCAATTCCTCTGTCAGTGGTTGAGCAAATCGCACTTAAAACACTGGTTGGCGTTCAACAAAACCAATTTAACAACGCACTTGGTCGTTTACTTACAGCAGGTGGACGCTTTATGCCGTCATTTGCCGAGTTTCGCACCTGGTGCATCGGTGAAAGTTGGATGTCTCCAGAGGAAGCTTGGTCACGTGCATGTAAGTTTACTGCTGATCGTTCGGTGGTTATTACCCAAATCACAAAGTATGCATTAGATGAGGTTATGTATTTGATCGAAGCAGGTCAAATGAAAGCTGCTCAAGATAATTTCTTTGGTACATACAATGTCATGGTGGCGAAAGCGCAGTTAAAGGGCCGTCAGCAAGAGTTTTACGCTCCACCGCTACAACTAGAACACAAAGAACCTAAACACGTTCCTGTGAGCAATGACGAAGCGCAAAAGCATCTCCAATCATTGATGGAACGTTTAAAAATCAATGGTCGTAAACCTGCACCAGTACAAAAGCTTAAGGCTAAGGAAAAAGAGCCAGAACTCAAACAAGAGCCAGGTCCAGATCCTTTTGACAATCCGCACGAATACGCAGAGATGTGCCGCCGTGAAGGTGTGCCGATTCCACGAAATATTCTTCAGCTAATTGATGGGGCGAATGTATGAACAAATTCGAGATTTTAGCGTGGGGTTTACTCATTTCATTTTTTACAGCTGCTATTAGCGGTGCGGTGGTTTTGTGGTGGTTGGCGCGTAAAGAGCTTGATGAGAAAGGATATCGCCATGAGTAAATGCCAACACTGTGTAGTTGAAGAGTTAATAAATTCTTACTGCGGTTTTGCAGAAGTTAAGACTCTTTGTGAAAAATTACGAGGCCGATATAACCGCAGTGGGCTATCAAACACTGATTACAACGAGTTACTTCAATTAGAGAAGGCACTTGACCAAGCGAAGAAGTTTAATGCGGAGGGCGCAAAAAATGGACAGTAGATGGATTGAAGCGCAACGCCGTGAAATGGAAAAGCTTATTTCACCAGAGCTAATCAAGTCGAGAGATTTAGCACGTCAAAGTTACTTCGATCAGATGGAAAAAGAAATGGCTGACCACGTATCACGCTCAATTGAACCACTCAGCGGTAAAAAGCAAAGCACTCTGGTTGAACTAAGTGAGTCAATTGAAAAACTGGCTCAGAAGTATAAACAAGATGCTCATTCATCCAGCCTTTTAGGTGATCAGGATAAAGCGCGAGTTTATAACTGCTTTGCTAATCAATTGGACCATTTGCTGAAAGGTGGTGCTTGATGTCATCAGTCAGCATTGCTGAATACCGTAAGTTATTTCCTATTAAGAAAAATAAAAAGCGGCGTTCAGCAAAGCAAATTGCCAGACAACCAAGTGTGGGTGAAATGGTTCTGGCAACGCATTTAAGAGCATGCAAGATTGGTTTTGAACAGGAATATAAGTTCCATCCTGATCGTAAATGGAGAGCAGATTTTTTAATAACGGGTAAAAAGATTTTGATTGAGGTAGAAGGCGGGATCTGGAGCGGAGGTCGCCATACGAGGGGCAAAGGTTATCTAGGAGATATGGAGAAATACAACTCCGCAGCAATGATGGGTTTTACAGTTTTACGGTTCAGCACAGAGCAAGTGAAAGCAGGCGTGGCGATTAAACAAATTGAGCAATTGGTAGGTGAAAAATGAGTGCAGTTTTAAAAACACAACAAATGGATTGGTCTAAATATACTATTGACGGTTGGTTAGAGCAGTTTGGCGCATGGTGTGAAACAGTTAGAATGAAAGGGGGTGATTTGCCAGATGGGCTTCATATCAATCAAATTTACTGGTTGATGCGTGAAGCTGGCAAAGAAGTACAAAAAAGTAAATCTTATATTCGATGTGAGATCAGTGATTATGAGGCGGATCAAATTCAAGCACTTTTACGAAGTCTATTAAATTCTGATAAAACAGATTTTACAACTAAGTTTGCATTAATTTGTTTAATTAAAAATAAGGTTGAAAATAAAGGATTGTTGAAGGTTGCTCAAGAAACAAACCAATCTAAAGCTCAGGTCGCAATTATGGTGAGTTGCGCTAGATTTTATTTATTAGGTCATGATAAAAGATTAAGACAAAATGGAGGTTCAAATGAAAACATACACTGTAAAACTATATGAAGGCGTTAGTCGGGAGAAAGTTAATGAAACTTTGAAATACTACCCTGATTATTTTGGTAAAATATCAATAATTACAAATGTAATTAATAATAAATTGCAATTAACACTAAAAGCATTTGAAGGAATCGACGTTATAACTGCCAATGATCTAATGATTAAAATCGTTGAACGTTTAAAAGCTTCTCAATTAGTAGAAAAGCATAATTTAGACTTGTTGACTGTCTAGACGCTTTATGGCATATTTTTGATATAGTGGACAAAGTTATAAGCGTTGCACCAATTTGTTTTAAAAGCTCACTTAATCGTGGGCTTTTAATTAGGATTTGAAAAAACATGAAATTTATCGTATATTAAACAGGTATTCTACTTCCTATGTAGTTATTCAGTTTATAGTCCGTACCTTCCCCAAGGTACGGATTTTTTTTATTTTTTGCTATATAGTCCAGGCTGGTAAAAATGAATATCTGTGTTGGTGGTGAATTAGATGGGCAAGTGATCGAAAAAGAAGGCAGATTACTTAAGGCTTCTGACATTGATCCATCATTCAAAACTGAGTACTACAAGCAAGTTTTTAACCGTGACAACATTAATTATCATTTTTGGCTACCAATAGGGTCCAACTTGCATGAAATGTCAAAGCGAGTTTTGGATATTTTGAGAGCATCAAAAAATTAAGCTTAAAGTATATTGTAAATACATCTTCTAACTTGTATGATATGTCACAAATACTGCGCTGAAAGTTTTTTGTTTTTTGACCCGTTTCTTTTTAGAAGCGGGTTTTTTAATTTTTCTTTATGTATTTAAATTAGATGAAAGTATATGTTGCTTTTATTAGGTAGCTTATTGTTTACTTCGCATTAAAATTATTCTTTCTAAGAAGTTAATAAAATGAAAAATTATTTAATAGGGTTAGTTATTACTTTGGGTATTAGTGGATGTGTATCTATACCGTCCATAGACTTTTCGCAGCAAAAAGTTGAAAGGTTTAATCCAGTTAAAAATTGGATTAGTGTTGATACCGCTCCAGTCAAGGATATGCCAAATGGCAAAGAAATCTTTAAATTGAAAGGGGGAAGTGAAGTTTATGTATTCTGGTACCAAGATGAATGGGCGTTATTAAATCCAAATATGGATAGACAACAATGGATTGATACTAAATATTTGTGCAGTTTTGCTGGTTGTTATACTCCACCAGTCACCTATAGATATTCAAAAGGGAGTTTTGATAACAGGCAGCCTGTTTACTCAACTCCTCAAAGAGAATCAAAAGGCTATAATAATACTAGAACTAGAAGTTCTGCTACTACACGGACTCCAAGAAGTTATAGTAAAACGACTAATAACTCTTGTTACTGCACATCTGGAACTTATTGTGTTGGGCCTAGAGGTGGACATTACTGCCTTAATAGCACAGGTTCAAAAAGATATCTTCCACGATAAACTGTATAAGCTTTAAGAAGCTCTGCTAAATATCGATTATTGGCGGGGCTATTTTATTGTTAAGTATTTCTGTAAGATCTGAGTGTTGCTTTAAACAACAATAAACCTTAATGATCAGCGCAAAAGTCATAAGGGGAAAGCCTACTTGAAAGAGTAGGCTTTTTTATGAGAAATCATTCAAGTTCAAGTTGATTGTCATCCTTAGTAACTTTTATTTTTAATTTTTTGTATTTGCGTTTGTTTGGATCTAAAGCGGAGTTTGATACTTCATCGGCAAATTTAGGATTCTGCATTAATTCGTAATAGGTTTTATACCCAATACGAATTCTAGTTGGTGGGCAGTCAGTTCTTTTTGAGTAATATTCAATCTGCGAATTTAATTCGTCTAAAAGTGTTTGGTGTTCCATTGTGTTATTGATTTTGGCAGTTAGGTAAACTAAGGATACTGTAATTTACAAAATCAAGCAGAAGTAATTGATACACATTGTGTTTATAGGTTGTAATGGTTAGTGCATTAATAAGATTAAATGTGACTTATTTAACAAAAAAAGTGTTGAGTGAAATTTAATCAAAATGTCACATGGCTGGTTTAAATTATATTTATAAAAATAAAAATGATAGAAGATTGCAACGGACAATAACTATGCAAGCATGATTCTCAAACGATTGAATTAAGCTGACTCTAACAAGTTGGCTTTTTTTTAGCTATCGATTTTTAAATGTGCTAGCCGGGAAATACGGCAAAGCCTCACTATTGATTAGTGGGGGCTTTTTCTTTTTGTGTTAAGCTGATCTCCATAATTTTATGGATTAGTACAATGTTTATTTGCGTTGATGGTGAACTCAATGGGCAAGTGATAGAAAAAAGGGGCGTTAAGAACAAAGATGTATATAAATATTATAAAACTCAGTAATTGCATAATAAATTCAAATATTTACTTAAAATCAGGGTGACAGAATTTAAACAATCTTTACCTAGGCGAAGGATTTAGTAAATCAAATAAACATTATTTTAGACGGATAATTATAAAAAACGGAGTACAAATGTCGTGAATAAGAATGTAGAGCTAATAAATTACATTGATGTAGCTGAGACAGTTTACGAACGGGTATATGAAAATAATAAAATTTCAAATAATTTGATCGTTAATCTAAATCGCATTATGGCTGAGATAAAGAATCAAGCTGCAGAAAAAAGACTCAAATTGAAGTACAGCTCAATAGACTTTGAACATTGTTTAAGTTTGCCTTTAGCTGATCGCAAGATAAAAGTAGATTTAAGTCTTATACCTCATTTTGAAGATCGTGAAGAAAGTATTTTGTGGTTAACTAACTTTATTGGAAAAATTTGTGAGCCCAGAAAGATGCAAAGACAGAAAAAAAAACTTCATTAAGTACCTGTGAATTTTAGATGAACAGCCCTTAAAGCGGTTTTTTATTGCTAGTAGAATATTTAAGGTATCTTTTCTAATAGGCACATACTATTAAAGTGTTTTTTATTTATTTTTTAGATTGAAAAGATTGCTATTGGAGTAATTTAAATATAAAAATCTTTATTGATTGAGCGTAGTTGTTATACAGGATATTTATAAGGATTTTAAAATGACAATTATCACATTGCTTGATGTTGAGACGAAGAAGAAGGTGATAGTTCGGTCCGTAATAGACCCAATAGCAAGAATAGACAAAAAAGGGAATATACAAATTATTCAAATTCATAAATGGCTAGATGATGAATCTGGAGATTTTGTTGATGAAGACTTATATGAGGCACTCAACAATGGAGAAGTTGGAATATACTTAACTTTGCAGTATATGATCATTGATATTGAAAATTAATTATTTTTTATTTTTAGTCAGTGTGATTTCTTACTCTCTAGAGCCTAATGGTTACTACACATAAGACCTTATTAAGTATTACCTATTGATGGGCACATATTCTTTATAAGTCTTGATAAGTAAAAAAATTATGTAGGCTAAAAATAAAACCATTTAAAAAAAGAAATCTTTATCTATTTAAATATGAATATTTGATATTTTTAATTCAATCCCTATTGCTAGTGCTTAAATATTATGCCAATATGAAGTTGGAGATATTTCCGAATAGATATTTCCTATTTCAGGTCTAAGCGTTTTTTTTCGCTAAGCCCATTTCTGAATAAAAATAGGAAGTGGGCTTTTTTATTTTTGAATATTTCAGTATTATCAGTGTGTTGCTTTAAGTAACCCTAAACCTTATTGATCAGCGCAAATATCAAAAAAGGGGGAGCTTGCCTACTAGGCAAGCTTTTTAAATTGATAATTTAAACACAATAATCCATTTTAAAGCTCAATAGAAAAATCAAACTTTCCCTAGCTTTTATTCGTACTAATTTATTGAATATAATCGTTTTTATAATTTTTAAAATTTCCTTAAACTAAAAATGGAAAATTTCTTGTTGCAACATTGTTATAATAGGACTACCTTAAGAAAAATACTTTATAAAAATGAGGAGCTGCTGAAATGCCACAGTATCTCATGTTTGCGGAAAATATTTATAACAAAATTAAAGATGAGGAATTGTTTTCACATGACTGTATTGAAAATATGAACTTACTTATGATATGTATACGCAGAGAAATTGAGGGAACAGAATTTAAATTAAAATATAATTTTATTGATTTTGTTGAATTGTTCAGTAGACCATTAGATGAATGTAAAGTAAAAATAGATGTGAGTTTGATTCCTCCTCATAATTCAGAAGGTGAGTATATTTTATGGTTAGCTGGATTTATCGAAAAAATTACAGAAGGTGGACCTAAACCACCTCCGCCTATAAAGAAATTTATTCCAGAGTATATGAGCTTGAAATATGAATTAGATTTTTTACCTTTAAATGAGGAAAAAATTCAAACCGAAGGTAAAGAAATTACGGATTACTTTAATTCAAAGCTTTATAAGGCAACTTTTAAGAAATAATAGTTAGTTGTCTCTATTTTTAGCCACCGCCTTAGGGCGGTTTTTTTATGGGTAAGAATAATGGATTCTACAGAATACTTTTGGCTTACTCGGAAAAAAGAACCTAAAACTAAACCTAAAAGCCGGCCACTGCCAAAGCCTACACAAAAATATCTCGAGGCTGAGGCAACACTTAAGGAAGAGCTTGAGGATTTGTCGATTGGATTTGAACAGAAGTTTCAGCCGATCCATACCAAACACTGGCGCTTTGACTTTCATATTGTGAAATTGCGTTTGCTCATTGAAATTGAGGGCGGTTCCTGGTCTGGTGGGCGTAGTGGAAAACTGTCAAATAAAGCATGGAGTCTTGATCGATATGATCATGCTGAAGAGATGGGTTACAAAATAGAGCGCTTTCATCCAGACTCTGTTTTGTCGGGATATGTCATTAACTGGATAAAAGACGAATTAGCGAGAATTGAAGATGGAGCAGATCAGACCATTTCCACCGACTGATTTTATTGATCAAGCAGATGAAGAAGAAGCAATAAGACTAACACCAGCTCCAGACCTAAAGAAATGGGTTGTGGCCAACTACTTAACGATAGGTGGGCCTCTTTATAACCCCGATCACGATCACATAGCTGAGCTGCTTCATGATAATGAAGAATTTTTAGCATTTGCTTGGGCCTCTTCTGCATATAAAAGCAAGCAAGCTATGGTATTAGGTCAGTGCGAAAAAGTCATGTTCAATGTTGGTGGCTGGCGCAAAGCTAGACAAGAGCAACAGATGCGAGACTGGTTCGGCTTTGTGCCAACTTACTTAATAACTGTCGATGCTTCTTTTTGTGAGCGTGCAAACGATACAGAGTTCTGTTACTTGCTTGAACATGAGCTTTACCATATAGGCGTAGAGCGTGATGAAGACGACGAGATGATCTTTAGTAGTTCAACAGGTTTACCTAAGCATTATTTAGCTGGGCACGATGTTGAAGAGTTTATTGGCGTAACCAAACGGTGGGGGGCTAGTCAAAGCGTTAAACGTATTGTTGAAGCTGCAAAGAATCCGCCGTTTGTTTCAAATCTTGATATTTCAAAATGCTGCGGAAACTGCGTAATCAACTGAGCCGAATGGCTCTTTTTTTTGCCTTCTTTGCTAGACGTAGCTAGACAAAGGTGGGGGTATGGCTGCACTTAAAGAACAGGTAAAAATATTTATTGTTCAAGCGCTTGCCTGCATGGATACCCCTCAACAGGTAGCTAATGCTGTCAAGCAAGAATTTAACATTGAGATTGATCGAAAACAGGTACAACTTTATGACCCGACAAAAGCGGCAGGAAAGAATTTAAGTAAGAAATATAAAGACCTTTTTCATAAAACCCGAGAGGACTTTAAAAAGAATGTTTATGACATCCCTTTAGCTAATAAAGCCTATCGGCTTAAAGAACTTCAGAAGATTTATGAAGACTGGAAGAACAACAGGCTTATGAAGCAAGGGGTTATTAAACAGGTTCGGGAAGAAATGCAGGGTTATGACCTGATGTTATTAAATCTTGAGTTAAAGCAACTTGAGATTGAAAAGTTAAGAGAGGGTGAAGGTGATGAAGATCCAACACCAGTCAAGGTAACTATTCAAGTTGTGGATGCGAGTAAAAAAGATGCCGAACATCAATCCGACACTGAATGTACCTCAGGCTAATTTTTTGCAGATGGAAAAGAAGTTCCGCGCATTTGTCGCTGGCTTTGGATCGGGAAAGACTTGGGTTGGCTGCTCCAGTTTATGCAACAAAGCTTGGGAATTTCCAAAAGTACCTTTGGGTTATTTTGCTCCAACTTACCCGCAGATTCGCGACATTTTCTTTCCAACTATTGAAGAGGTGGCTTTTGATTGGGGGCTTAAAACCAAGGTTTATGAAACCAATAAAGAGGTGGATATCTATTATGGTCGGCAATATCGAACGACAATCATTTGCCGGTCTATGGAGAAACCAGCAACAATTGTAGGTTTTAAAATTGGCCACGCCTTGATTGATGAACTTGATGTTATGGCCAAGGTCAAAGCTCAACAGGCTTGGCGTAAGATCATCGCACGTATGCGTTATAAGCAAGCTGGTTTGCTCAACGGTATTGATGTGGCCACAACACCAGAAGGTTTTAAGTTTACATACGAGCAATTTGTTAAAGAGGCAAATAAATCAGAGGCTAAGCGTAAGCTATATGGAATGATTCAAGCTTCAACTTATGACAATGAAGCTAATCTTCCAGATGACTACATATCATCACTTTATGAGTCTTATCCGCCGCAATTAATTTCAGCTTATTTAAGAGGGCAGTTTGTCAATTTAACCAGCGGTGCTGTTTACCCCGACTTTGATCGAATTCTAAACCACACGGATGAAGAAATTAAGAAAGGTGAGCCTTTACTCATTGGTATGGATTTTAACGTGCTTAAAATGGCTGCTGTGGTTTATGTCATTAGAGAAGGGAAGCCAAGAGCTTTAGATGAACTGGTTGGCGTGAGAGATACACCGACGATGTGTCAACTGATTAATGAGCGCTTTCCAGATCACGATATTACTGTGATTCCAGATGCTTCAGGTCAGGCAACATCATCAAAGAACTTCAGTGAATCTGATCATGCAATCTTAAAGAAAAATGGATTCAAAGTTGAAGTTAATGGTGTGAATCCCGGTATTAAAGATCGTATCACTGCAGTTAATGCACAAATTCTAAATGCTGAGGGTGAACGACACTTAAAAGTGAACACAAACAAGTGTCCTAACTTTACGGCTACTTTAGAACAGCAAGTCTATGATGATTTTGGAATGCCAGATAAAAGCGCTGGTTTGGACCACGTTGGGGACGCTGGTGGATATCCAATAGCTAAGAGATTCCCAGTCATCATTCAGAAAATATTTAAACGGCGCGCAATCGCTGGTTTTTCTCGTTAATCAATGCACCTTCTCAGGTGCTTTTTTATTGGTGTTTTTATGGCAGTTACTGATAAACATCCGCAGTATATTGCTGCACAAAAAAGCTGGGAGATTATGCGGGACGCCGTTGCTGGTGAAGAGCAGATCAAACAGGCACAAACAAAGTACCTAGCTAAATCGGCCGGAATGATTGAGGCTGAAAAGCAAGGTGATACGACTGGAGAGATTTATAAAGCCTATCTAAGTCGAGCTCAGTATCCATTATGGGTTCAGGATTCATTACGTACGATGATTGGTTTAGTTTCAAAGCTGGAACCTAATATCGTAATTGAAAGTTCTCTGTTAAAGGGTTTGATAGAGAATGCAACCAATGATGGTTTTGGGCTTAAACAACTCTTTATCCGTATTTGCCTAGAATTACTTGAATATGGTCGCTGTGGTTTGCTTGTCGATGTTGATGGGGCTGGTGTGCCATATTTCGCTCTATATGATGCGCTATCAATCATTAACTGGAAGGAAAACAGCATTGGTGGCCGTAAGGATCTAAAGCTGTTAGTGCTCGAGGAACAATTCGAAAATAGTGAAGATGAGTTTGGGCATGATACAAAGACGGTTCACCGTGTTTTATCTATGGTTGATGGTGCGCTAACTGTACGGTTATTTGATGGCTCTGTTGAAGAAGATAAAACGCCAGATCTCGGCGGTAATCAGCTATCTTTCACGCCGTTTGTTTTCTGTGGCACGACCGATAATTCTCCACAAGTTGGAACGGTACCATTGCTTACCATGGCTAAGGCAGCACTCAAGTATTACCAGCTAAGTGCGGATTATTACCAGTCACTTCACCATACAGCTCATCCGCAGCCTTGGATTAATGGACTTGAGGGTGATGAAGATATTAGCGTTACTGGTGTGATGGCTGTCTGGAGCCTTCCTGGTGAATCTCAGTGTGGTTATCTCGAAATTTCAGGTAGCGGCATTGAACTCACCAAAAAGGAAATGGATGCACAAAAAAATGCTGCTCTTGAAGCCGGTGCCAAGGTAGTCGATACCAATACACAGGAATCAGGGGAAGCGCGCCGTGCACGTCAAGATGATCAGCAAGCAAGCTTACATAGCATTGTGACGTGTGCTGCTGCGGCTATTGAGCAGGCAATCAAATATGCTGCCCAATGGTTAAAGTTGGATCCGTCAAAATATACATTCACAGTCGAACCAGAATTTATTGTCCAGCAATACGACATCAATCTTGCTAAGCAACTATATGAAGGTGCTATAGCTGGAAAGAATTCGTTCCAGACGTATTGGGAATATATCGCTACTGGTAAGTTGCCAGCTCATGATTTTCAGGAAGAGTTGAAGCGTGTTGAAAGTGAGCGAGATAGTATGCCGCTTTAGGAGTAATAAATGGCCTCAGAAGATAAATCACTGCTCGAGGTATTAACTCAACATCAAGCATATTTGTTCCGGGCATCGTCTCAATCAGTTAATGAATTACTAACAATCTTTAATGATGAGTCAGCTTTAATGCTGGCAAAGCTTCGGGATTTGTTGGATGAGTTAAATGATTCTGAGAAAGCAGCTCTTGCAGCGGGTCTTTACACAACGGCCAACCTCAAGGAGATACGAGATTTAATATCCGGCTGGCATACAAGTCTAAATTCTTCATTGCCTGAAGCTTTTGCAGTTTCAGCAACTGCAATGGCTGTATATGAGGCTAATTACACAGCTAAGTTATACGGCGGCAAGAATAAGAAACCTAACGGTGAAAAGCTATATACAGCAGCTAAAAAAGTACCCTTAGTAGGTGGAGCATTAGTTGATGATCTTCTTTCCAATATTGCTGAGACTGCACGCCAAAAAGTTGAGTATGCCATTCGGGATGGTATTAACTCAGGTAAAACTAATCAGGAAATTGTTCAACGTATTCGTGGTACCAAACGGCTTAATTATGAGGATGGGCTATTAAGTGGCTCAAAGTCTGATATTGACCGTACCGTGAGAACAGTTCGCAGCCATGTGGCCAATCAAGCATATCTAAATAGCTTTAACCAGATTGGTTTTGAATACGTAAGACTGGTAGCTACATTAGACGGAAGAACATCTAAACTGTGTGCTTCACTTGATGGTGCGGTTTGGGAGATTAACGATCCAGCAAAACGGGTACCGCCGTTACATCCTAACTGCCGGAGCATTTTGGTACCAGTCGAAAAAGATGGCCTGCTTGTTGGCGAACGGCCATTTGTAATGGACGAACGCCGAGTTAAAGACATCCCGAAAGATGAGCGCAGCCAATTAATGGGGCAATTGGATGCAAACACCACATTCAAAGAGTTCTTCAAGAAGACAGATAACTTCTTCCAAAAAGAGTGGCTAGGGCCAAAGCGTTATAAGCTCTATAAAGAGGGAAGGTTTGATTTTGATAAGTTCTTCGATCCTGAAGGGCGTTTGTATAGCATAGATGAGTTAAGAAAGTTGGATGAAAAATCTTTTAAAGAGTTGGGTCTGTAATTTTTTCATATGTTATATTTTTTAAAACATCAGAATTTATACAATATGAAAACAATAGCTTTTATATCTCTTACTCTCATCTCAATCACATGTTTAGCTGAACCAAGTGAAAAATATCTTAAAGAATATGATCGATTGTCTGAAGCTTTAGAGTCAGCAATGGCAAATGCATATTCTTTTGATCCTACAACTGGCCAAGTAAAACAGGCTGCTCAAGATTTAGAAGCTAAAAATAATTTGTGTAGAGCGACCCAGGCGAAACTAAACCTAACCACTTTTTTAAAAGACAATTTAGAGGAATCTAAAGAGCTGTATAAATCTTTAGATGGTGCAGAAGCTCTAGATCAAAATTATCTTAGTGGACAACAGCAGGAACAACAAACTCTCGTTTCAAATTTGAAAAAAGACCTTGTTGGAACAGGGTTTAAATGTGAGTAATTATTGCCGATGACAGGCAATCCTAAACTCACTTAAGACACAATTTTCACCTATATAAGCGCCCAAACGGCGCTTTTCTCATTTATGGAGTTTGGCCTATGAGTGAATCAAAAGTTAGATATTTAGTTCTTAAAAGAGTTTCAGATAGATCTTCTCATCTCGCCCTTTGTGACGAGGTAACAGGTATTCCATTAGCTGGATTAACCTCTGTAAAGATGAATTGTGGTGTTTTTGAGGGTCCAGCGACTATCACAGCAACATTTGATGTAGGTGGTCCTCAAGGAATACGCTTGGTTGGTGACGAACCTAGACAAAGGGTTTGGGGTGCAAAGGAAACGTAGCTAAAGGTACTGCAAATGTCTGAAAAGCAAATCAATATGTCAGATGCTCAATATATTTTGAGCACAAAATTAATTCTGGTGCCTTTTCTTCAAATTAAGATTTCAAGAGCCATGGCAATTTATGGTTTTACTTTTGAAAGATTAAAAGCAATCGCACTCATCAATTAGAACTTAATTTTTAACCTTAGCACCTTCGGGTGCTTTTTTTGTGAGAAGAAAATGATCAAAGAAGTAACAGAGCAAGAGTTAGCTGAAAAGTCTGTGGCACCCCGAGTAACTAAAGCGCAAATTGATTCATTGATGGAGCGTGTTACATATACGGTTGAGCAACGCCCCGGAGGCACAACATCTACTTTTGTCCATGCATTTTTAGATGGAAAGTTTTTTCTAGCAACGGGTTTTAGTGCATGTGTGAATGCTGAAAACTTTGAAGCTGAAATTGGTGAGCGTATGGCTCGTGGAAATGCAGAAAAGTCAGCCGAAAATAAACTTTGGGAGCTAGAAGGCTACCGTTTATTTGCAACAAATTTCTAAGTTTTCAATCGAAATTAAGCGTCCTAAAGGGCGCTTTTTTAATGCCTTGAGATAAGGCTTTACCCCAATCAAACGAGAGGTTTGAACATGTCATTGCCATTTATTGTTGATTCACTTGATGCAATCAAAGAAGAACACCGTGCTTTATATGTCGAGGAAAACGGGAAGTTTCGCCTTGATTTAGAAGGCTATGAAGATCCAAAAGGTTTGAAATCTGCACTTCAAAGCGAGCGAGATGCTGCTAAGAATGCAAAATTGGAACTTCAAAAGCTTCAGAAACAATTTGAAGGGATTGATCCTGAAATTGTTAAAAAAGTTTTTGCCCAAATTGACCAAGACGAAGAAGCCAAATTAATCGCGGAAGGCAAAGTTAACGAAGTGATTCAGAAGCGTACCGAGAAGATGCGTGAAGAACATGAAAAGTTACTGAAGGCTGAAAAAGAACGTGCTGATAAAGCCGAAGCTTATGCTCAAAAGTTCAAGCAATCAGTGATTCAAAGCCAAATTGTACAGGCTGCTGTTGAGCTTGAAGCATTGCCTGAAGCTACTGCCGATATTGCCTTTTTAGCTCAATCAAAATTTGCATTAGATGAAAACGGTAAAGCTGTGGCAGTTGATGAAAACGGGGAAGTAGTCATTGGCAAAGATGGCCAAACAGCATTATCGCCAAAAGAGTGGGTTGAGTCTCTACGTGAGCAAAAACCGTATTTCTGGCCAAAACCAAATGGTATGGGCGCACCAGGTAGTAACAATTCAAAAGGTCAGCCAGACATTCTCAAAGCAGATGGCTCGGTAAATATGACCAAATTGGCGCAATTACGTAATGAAAATCCGCAACTAGCTAAAGAGCTAGCGGCAAAACACGGTATTAAACTTTAAGGAGTAAAGCCTAATGGCTGAGACAAAAATTGCTGATGTAATCGTACCTGAGTTATTTACTCCGTACGTATTAAATAAGACTGCCGAGAGATCTGCATTATGGCAGTCAGGCATTGTCGGGGAGCTTGATGAAAAAGTCGCTTTTGGTACAGAAGGTGGTACTACAGTAAATATTCCTTTCTGGAATGATTTAAGCGGTGAGTCCGAAGTACTTTCAGATGGTAAAGCTCTTGGGGTAAATAACATCACGGCTGGTAAAGATATTGCTATTTTGCATGCCCGTGGTAAGGCTTGGGGTGCAAATGATTTATCTAAAGCATTATCTGGTGATGACCCATTGGGTGCGATTGCTGATCTTGTAGCAGATTACTGGGCTCGTGAATTTCAGGGGTTTACCGTAAATACACTTAAAGGTGTATTTGGGTCTGCAAGCATGGCAGGTAATACCCATGATATTTCGGCTGGTACTGGAGCAGCAGCCGTAATTGATGGTCATTCATTTATCGATGCATCTTATAAACTGGGTGATGCTGTTGATAAATTAACAGCGATTTCAATGCACTCATTCACAATGGCAGCACTAGCCAAGCAAGGTTTGATCGAAACTGTTCGAGATGCTGATGGTGTGGTGCTTTACAAAACTTTTATGGATCGCCGTGTGATTGTCGATGACGGTATGCCAGTGGATGGTGATGTATTTACCTCTTTCTTGTTTGGCCAAGGTGCGATTGGTTTCCAAGATATTGGTGCACCAGTTGGTGTAGAGACTGACCGAGACAGCCTAGCAGGTACAGATATTCTTATTAACCGCCGTCACTTTGTATTGCATCCTCGTGGCATTAAGTGGGCAGGTGATACAGGTATTGCACCTAATAATGCTGGTCTAGCAACAGCCGCAAACTGGGAACGTGTCTACGATCCTAAACAGATCCGTATTGTGGCATTCAAGCACAAGATCAAATAACAAAAAGGCGGGTAACACCGCCTTATCTTTTTGGAGATCCACATATGGGACTTTCATCATTTAACCGTGCACGGGAAAGACAACAAATGACAGAAACAAAAATTGCTGAACTCGAAGAACAACTGGCAACAGTAAAGGGCGAATTTATTGCCTTTCAAAATGATACCGAAGCAATGAAAGCACGTATTGCTGAACTTGAATCAGGTGAAGGTGGTCAAACACCTGAAGATGACCAAAAACCAAGTGATACTCAACCACAACCAATTAACTATGCTGGTCTAAAAGTAGATGAGCTTCGAGCTGTACTAACTGAAAAAGGCATTGCATTTGAAGCAGGTGCTAAAAAAGATGAACTTTTAGCATTAATTCCAAAGGAATAATTCATGAGCTTTATCACTGAACAAGAAGCGATAGAACATGTTGAAGGCTTTGATGCTTTATCTGCCAGTGATAAGGCTCAATACCTCCAAATGGCCGAAGCATATCTATTAGCACGTAACGTTAAGCCTTATGAAGATGCTACCCAAGTACCTGAACCTTTAAAAACGGCCTCCTATCAAATCATCAAGGGCATTATGAAAGGTGATCTATATCAAGGGCAGGAACAGGCACTAAAACGTAAGAAGGTCAAAGCTGATACGGTTGAGACCGAAAAGGAATATCAGGACGGATCAGTAAAGCTTAGTGCAATCGAACAATTCATTCTTGATTTGATTAAGCCTTACAGCAAACGAAAAGCTGTATTTTTTGTCAGGAAAATTTAAATGGGCTTACGTGAAGAAATTCAGGCAGATATTGCTGAAGCATTTAATGATGATTTAGCGGACGCCGTTCATTCATTTACTTGTGACCGGATCTCAAGAAAAGATTGGGATCCTAAAACTGAAACTTATGTCGAAGTTAAAGAAAACTATTCTGGTCGTGGCGTTCTGTTTGGCTCATACAGTCAATATGAGATTCAGACGCTTGGAGTACTGGCCACAGATAAAAAGGCTACAGTGCTGCAGAATGAAGTTACCAAAGAGCCAAAGATTGATGATGAGTGGTTAACAGCCTTAGGCTCATTCCGGGTAATTCATATTCAACAGGATCCAGCTTCTACTATTTGGAAATGTCAGCTTCGAAAAGTGTAGGGGCTAAAATGGTTAATCCTGATTATGTTCCTGAATGGTATATCTCGCCTTTTCAACATGTGCAGTACACGCTTGCTCGAAATCAACTACACATGGATTTGTTATTTGAAGATATGGATAAAGCCGATCAATTTTTGGATATGGGCGCGGATGCACAGGTTAGTACTTTTTCTGATGGTGCATATGCGATTGTCCAAATTGGTGATACGGCGGATAAAGACCGAATTCAAGTTTATGGATTGCTTTTACATGAAGCAGTTCATGTCTGGCAAATAGTAAAGAAGCGAATGGGTGAAAGCGAACCTAGTGTTGAGTTTGAAGCATATTCAATTCAATCGATCGCACAAGACCTTTTTAAAATGTATGAAGAAAGCGAGGTAAATGATGGGATGGAAGGGGAAAAAGCCGACAAGTTTTAGTTTAGATGTCGTAAAAAATGCTGAAGACCAGGTAAAGAAAATTACCATGGATACAGTGCAATCATTGGTTGTTTCAAGTCCCGTTGATACTGGAGCTTATCGTGCTTCTCATATCGTTTCGATTGGATCTGGTGATTATGGTGTCCGTGGACCTGAAACAAATGCTATTCAGGATGCAGCTATTCAAGTCGTTAAGTTTAAGCTGGGCAATTTAGTTTATATCCAGAACAACCAGCCATATGCTGAACGCTTAGAAAACGGTTGGTCAGATCAAGCACCACTAGGTATTTACAGCACTACATTCACTTATATTACTCAAAAGTACGGTGGCTAATATGGCAATGACTTTAGAGCAAGCTAGACAAGCTATAGTGGACCGAATGATGAGTTTTACAGGGATTTCTCAAGATAGAATCCAGTATCCAAATGCACCAGGCTTTAATGTGCCAACAAAAGGTGTATGGTGCCGTTTAACGATTGCAGGTGGTCCGAGTTTTACATCAGGTATTGCCGATAAACCATGTACACGCCGTACCGGTAATATTATGGTCCAATGCTTTGCTCGTCCCAATTCAGGAATAATGGAAATCACTAAACTAAGCGATGCATTACTTGCCCATTTTGAATATTACACAATCGATCATCTAGAATGTTTACAAGGACAATCAATTTTTGTAGGGCAAGATGCTGACTTCATTCAGTATAATGTGAGCATTGGGTACAAGGTGAATTGATATGTCATGTATGCTGACTTTAGAAGAAATCGAAATTAAACGCCAAGAACTGGAACGACATTTAGAAGATATTATGTCTGTAGAGCTGAAGAAGTGGCAAAGTGAAAACAAACTCTGTGTTTCCGATGTGAATATACGTTTGGCCAATGTTAATAGTCTTGGTGGAACTAAACATAATGTAGTTACTGGAGTAAGTGTTGATTTAGATTACAAACCTTAAATTTCTTTTATTAAATGACCGCAAACTGGCGGTTTTTTTATGCCTTATTCACTACCACCTCATCGGTGGTTTTTTTTATGTCTATAGGAATCACTTATGAGCAATTTTGTTTTTAAGCGTGGTGACACATTCAACTTAAACCTCCAGCTGGTTGATATGGATGAAACTCTGCAGTACCCACCAGATGATGTTCGCCGTGCAATTGATTTAACTGGTTATACCTTCACTTCACAGGTTAAAGCTTTGGCTGATGGTGCTGCTGTGGCTACCTTAACTTGCGCAGCACTAAACCAGAGCACACAGAAGGGATGGCTTAACGTTAAATCAGGTGCAAGCACTGCAACTTGGCCCTTAGGTCTGTGTCAGATGGATATTAAGGCCGTTGTTAGTGGTACTACACAGCACACTGAAACTTTAACTTTCCAAGTGATTGACGGAGTAACAGCATAATGGCAAATCTTGTATTTAAATTTAATTGGGACCATCGACCGTTCCAGTTGAACTCTGCCCAAGGAAGGCGGCAATTTATGCTTCCATTCGCTTCGGGCATCCCTAACTTAACACCAAACTGGACTCAAGTAACCGGACTTGGCACCGCTGCGACAGGTACCCTGACTACATCGACAACAGATACTACTTCTGGAAGAGTTCTAAAGGTTGGTGATTTCGGTATTGGATCGGATCCCATATTGCTAGGAGATAATACTTCACTAGATGTTCCGGTAGATAAATTTACAAGCCTGTTAACACATAAGAATGGAACTGTTGCTGCTCAATATGGCGCTGGTTTGCAATTTAAACATCCTAGTGGTCGGCTTTCTAGAATCTTTATGGGATCTCTTGCAGCAGTCCGTTTATTTGTAATTCAAACTCAATTGGATGCGAGTAATAATCAAACACATCAAATTGCAGAAGTTCTACACTCATTAAATACAACTACAGATTCAAATGGATTTGTGAAAAAAGCATCTCCAATTGTTCAGTTATTTTCTAGCGAGATAAAGTTTAATGATGAGGCGGAAAAACAGAAACTATACTTTGAAAAGATAGATATTGGTGATTACCTTCTAAAAGGCTCACTTGGCTTTGCCCAAGAAGGTTGGTATATCGAAGTCCCTAAAGATGCCAATGGGAACACTGTCGTAGCTGTTGAATATTCAACTTTAGAAAACGGTGATATTTCAATTAAAACTTATAAACGTAAGTTTGATGTGGAAAAGGCAGCCATTGTAGCTGATCTCGAAAATCCACTCGATATTCCAGAAGGCCGCTGGATTGATATCCGTCTGCACGAAGAACCTGAGCCGGAGCCTGATGAGCCGTTGAGTGAAACACCAGTGGATTTCCAGCCGACTAACTTATCTCAGGCAGTTGCTGCAGCAATGAATGGTGTAGAACCGCCCGAAATCTCAGATACAAACGAAACACTTTAATAACCCGCTAACTCAGCGGGTTTTTTATTGCCTAAATTTTGGAGAACCATAAATGAGTTCAGGCGCAAAAATTCGATTATATGCTTGTGAAGAAGCAGTTTTAGGGACTACTCCGGCAAATCCGGTCTGGTATACCGTTCGCCGTGTTACTGATAGTTTGACTGAAAATGTTACTACTGAAGATAGCAGTGAAGTAGTTGATTCACGTTTTCGCCAAGGTGCTGTTGTAACGGAAGCCGAAGTAACTGGTCAACTAGAGTTTGAATTATCACTAGGTACCTTTGACTTATTCTTAAATGTTCTCGCTTTCAATAACTGGGCTGCAAATGCTTTAAGTTTTGGTGGTGGATTACGTAAGTCTCTTACCTTGGTAAAAGTCTTTGAAGATATTGGTCAAGTCTTTATTTATCGTGGTATTCAAGTGAATACAGGTGAAATGACGATCCAGACCACAGGCAAAATCACTGGTAACTTTGGTTTAGTAGGTAGCACATTTACGCGACAGCAGGTTAATCCTGTTACAAATCCTATTCCAGCATCGACTCGCCCTCTGGTGAGTATGCCAAACGTTGAAAAGCTACTTATTAATGGTCAGTCAATTCAAGGGAAAGCTTGCCTGCAAACACTTACCATCAACTTTAGTAATAATCTGGAAGCGATCCGTTGTATTGGTTCAGGTAAGTACACACCTGAGTTCTACTTAGAGAAAATGATGGATATTGGCGTAAATGCTAATTTCATGTTTTCAGCAACATCTGCTGCTTGGATAGATGCCATTAAAACCCGTGATGTATTTACATTGACCTTCGATATTACAGACACCAAAGGAAGTAAGTACTCGTTTAACTTCCCACAACTTGAAGTTAAGGAAGCAAATCACCCGGATGGTGGTGGCGATGACATCATTACAATAGATATCAATTTTGCCCAAGTGCGTACTAGTCCAACGATTGTACGTGCTCTTGTGTAATCAACTTATTCAGTAACAAAGCCTATGGAACCCCATGGGCTTTTTTATTTCTACAAATTAGAGGTTGCTATGGCTTTAAAAGTCGGAATTATTAAAAGCTCGGATGTATCAAAATGGTGTGAATATAAGGATTCTGATGGACAGGTACAGGCTGAGTTCAAAGTCCGTGGTATTGCCTATAAACCCTTTCAGGTAGCTATTGAACGAGCAGGTAACCAGATCTCGTCTAAAGGCTACGATGTAATGGTAAAAGATGAAGATGCCAAGCTTTATCACGAGTTGTTAATGGATGCATGCGCCGCCCACTTAATCGAAGACTGGAAAGGTGTGGTGTTTGCTGAAGTGGTAGACGGTAAAACGGTCGAGTCCGAAAAACCTTATACACCTGAGAATGCATCAAAGCTTCTAAATCTAGGTGACATTGGTATTTCGATCTGGTTATTCATCAAAGAGCAGGCACAGAAGATTCAAGAAGAAGCAGATCAAGACAAGGCTTTAATTCTGGGAAAGTCATCGAGCTCTACAAATACCAAAAAACGTATGCGTCGAAAACGCCGCACGAAATCGAACAAATCAAATTCTTAGGTGGTCGTATTCCGGATCCGCCACAATATTCTTATGCGGCTGAATCCATTCTTACGGCTTTTAGTACTATTGCCAGATCCAGACGATATGAGCAGGGTATCCCGTTATCTTTAGATCAGCAGGCAATCAATGTCTATGCAGAGCATAATGATTTTCCTGTTGCTGCTCATATTTTTAATGACTGTATTTTTGCTTTGGATAATTTGTTTTTGGAGGAGTGCCATAAGAAGATATCAACCAAAAGCAAAGGTAAGTGACCAAATTGGGTATTGCCGGGCTGAAAAGCCCAATTTGGTCAAAACGTCAAACAATTAAGCAGTTGCTCTTAAATGCGACTCAAAATAACGCAGTCGATGTTACAAAATACTTGATCTGGATTGACAGAAAATTACCTTTAAGGTATTGCGCGTGATTATCAAATGATGAATAATCACCTTACCGTCAATATTTGACGGTTCAGCATTCTTTTACTCTTTTGAGAACCTTGGTGTTTTCTTGTATGTGTTTAACATTAACTGAAGCTAAACAAAAACTTAGAGCATCTGCTAGAGATACTAGCAGAATCAAGTTAACCACACATGCAAAAGAAAGAATGAAAGAACGCTGTATCTCCATGAAGCAAATTATTTGCTGTTTTGAACATGGAGACATCACTGAGGGACCATATTTGGATGCTCGTGGAACTTGTAAAGCAAATGTTTCTGTTCGTACTGCTGGTGAATATATTACCGCTACAGTTGCATTTAAAGAGACCGCGAACGGTGACCTTTCAGTCGTAGTTACTACATTTTAAGAGTAGGCTAAATTATGTATCACTATGAAGAATGTGGCTTAAGTAATATTTGGCTACAGAATGGTTTTACTATTGAAAATGATGAGGAATTTGGCGAATTGGTATCAATCCAATCTGTCCATGAACTCCATAATGCCATAGGCCTATATTTAATAACTCATAAGCCAGAACTCAATGGTGAAGAAATAAGATTTCTTCGTAAAGAGCTAAATTTATCGCAAAAAAATCTTGCGGGGCTTTTACGTGTTGGCGAATCTAGTATTCGGCACTGGGAAGCTGGTCGTTCGTTAATTGGAAAACCAACAGATTTATTACTCCGTGCTTTATATCAAGAGCACGTACAAGGTGATGGTGAATTAAGACAGTTAATTGAAAATCTTAATCATCAAGAAAGAACATTAGTTCCAAGTGAAATTAGTTTTTCATATGGAAATAACCATTCATGGCATCAAACCAATTGTGAAATAGCTTAGTTAGTTTTATTTGATAGAAACCACCTTCGGGTGGTTTCTCTTTATGTGACATTCAGTAACCGCTTTGTTAAAGTTAGTACACTTTATAACAAACGGTGAATTCATGAAAAAATTATTAGCTGCGGTTTTAATTGGTCTTGGGTTGGTGGGGTGTGGTAAGAAAGAACCAACCGCACAAGAACTTAATGCATTCAAAGAAATGAAGGCTCAAGAGTCGGTGAAGGCCTTATTAAAGGACCCTAGTTCTGCTGAATTTAGAAATATGAATGGTATGTGTGGTGAAGTAAATTCAAAAAATAGCTTTGGAGCATATACAGGTTTTGTTCGTTTTATTGGAACACCTGATCTTACAATAATTGAAAATGAAACTTCTCAAGTAGATCAAACGACCTTTAACGAAGTCTGGTCAAAAGTCTGCAAGTAAACAAATCACATGGCGCCCTAGGCTGCCTTTTTAAATAGTAGTAGTTATTTGATAAAACTAACTTATTTAAATCACATAGTATATTTAATTGGCTGAATAGATATGATATTGGATGACTATCTGGGGCAAGCCGCTAATAGCAAGAAACTCGCACAGATTGCTATTAAAGAAAGGCGTTTTGACGATGCGTGGAAACATTTAAACGATCAAAAAAATTCCTATTTAAAGCATGCTAGTAAGATGGGTTTTTCTAAAACAGAAACACTGGTTCTAGACTCCTCACCACATGAAGATATGGCAAATGTCTTAAGACTAGAGGGCAAGCATAAGAATGCTTTAAGCAATATATCTTACACTTATAAGGTGGCTTATACAGCAAATCGACCAATTATTACATTAGAGAAAAAATTAGAGGCTTATTACAATAGGGCCTATAAAAAACAGCCGTTTAAAAGATTTTTATCATTACTTAAGGCTCTACCTAATAGTGACTATATTTCTGTTCGAGATTTAGTTGAAATCTACTTCCCTCTGTCTCCCGATGATGATGAAGTAGCTTCAAAAGAGGGAAATTTAAGCGAACAGGAAATTAAAAAGGTAAATGATAACTTTTTGAATCAAAGATCTATTGCTCGCAGTAAAGAGCATATAGGCATTCCACCACCGCTGAGCAATAAGTCAGTTAAAACAGTCAAACCAAGCCACCCTGAACCCAAGTACCCAACTAAAGTTATTGATTCGAAAAAAGATAATAATTTGATTCTTGGCTATCCAGCATCTGAATGGATAATAGGATTAATGGTGGGTGTAGCATTGTTGATCGGGTTGATTTGGTTGCTATCGTAATTAAAAAAGCACCCTAGGGTGCTTTTTTAAGGCGGTTAACAATCTTCTCGGCGATTTTTTCGATGCTGTCATCAGTAATTGATACCGTTTTTTCAATAGACTTTAAATATTCGGAGTATGGAGGAAGCCCCATTCCAACACCTTGTTGCTCTTGAGTTAGTCCCTTGTCAATGAGCTCAAGCATTGCAGAATTTAGTGATAAGTTGTTTTGTTCTGCATAATTCACAACATCATCATATTGATCTTGGGGCATTCGCACTTGTGTGCGTTTCCAATCATCTTGCTTCTCTCTACTCATGATAATGTCTCAAAAATATTTGACACTAATTCTAATGGTGTAGTATCTTACTGTCAATGACATTATTTTTAATGTCAAAAAGCCCCTGAACTTTGGACGGCTAAGGGGCTTCTATCAACTTTCTAAGAAGGAAAAATTGACATGTCTAGTTTAGCATTAAGCTTTAACGAAGTGAAATTTAACCCGGTTGTTCGAGATAATGGCCAAATTTACCTAACGGCGGGTGAGTTGGCGCAGGCGTTAGATTATAAAAGTGTTAAATCTGTAAGTAATCTTTATAACTCGAATAAAGATGAATTCACGGATTCAATGACTCAAGTCATCGAATCCTTGACATCAGGGAATATCGAGGTCACTGATTCAGTGACCTCGAAACAAACACGAAATTTAAAAAAGAAAGTTCGAGTTTTCTCACTACGCGGTTGCCACTTAATAGCAATGTTTGCCCGCACTGCTGTAGCGAAGCAATTCCGCAAATGGGTACTTGATGTTCTTGATAAAGAAGTAGGCACTCCAGTTGCCAAAACCCATAAATCAGAACGCACCCCATTACACGATGCACATGCAATGCTTGTAGCTAAGACTAAACACCTTAACTCGAGTGATGCATGGAAAATCATTAATCAACGCTTTGGAACAAAGAGTATTTATGAAATCCCTTATGACATGATTCCTGTTGCAGTGGAATATGTTCATCATCTGATTGCGATGTACAGTAGTGCAGAGAAGAAGGCTCAAGGTTCTTTATTTGATAATGAAACATTGGGTTTGGTTAAGGATCTGGTAGATGCAATTATTTCCCAAAACTTTGTGACAAGCAAAATCTATCGTGCAATACACATGCTTAGTAATGAACAAGGTCACTACTTAGCTGAATATGCGTTTAAAACCAATATTGCAGTTCTAAAACTCACTCGAACAATGGATTTAAGAGGACCTCTTAATAGAGAAATCATTAGTGATGATTTAAAAACCATAAGCTACACAACAGGTAATCAACATTATGGCGACCGTTGGTTTCACCCACTGATGGAGTCAAGTCGATTGATGGGAGTACTTGAAATTTCAGGTAGTCTGATTCGTCACTAATAAAATCAACTTAACAAAACCCACTCATCGAGTGGGTTTTTTAATACCCAAAACAAAACCCCAGTAGCGCTAACTACTGGGGTTTTTCATTCCACCCACCGACGAAAGTAAGAGGAAAGTAAATCTATATGGAGCATTTTAAACCAATAGTGGAGCTTATGAAAGTGTCTATTGAAAAGTATGGCTTATGGCAGACAATTATTGCCTTTTTAATTTTGTTTTCCATACCAATTCTAATCTGGAAATTACCTGAAATCATTGCAGCGATTAAAGCCTAAAACCGACCTATCAATGGTCGGTTTTTTATTACCGAAATTTTGGAAGCAAATATGACAGATAAATCCAAATGGTTTGTTTTTAAGAAAAATGATCAAGTTTTTGGATGTTTTAGGATTAAGCCTTTTTCTGATCCTGAATTTGGTAAGGCCTATAAAATGCTTTGTACCAAAAAAAGTATTTTTAGAATGAGTGCCATGCGATCTGCCCAAGAGTTTGCAAAAATTATTGCAACTCATCTTATACAGGATTGGGAAAATATTGAACTTTCCAGAACAGGAGTATCTGGAGAAAAGGAAACACGGTATTCGCCTCAATCGGCCTATCAGCTATTGATGTATGGAGATTTAGGGGCTGAGATAACTTCATGGATCTTGGAAAAGTCCAAAAGTATTGCCTAGTTAAGACTCGATTTATTGCCACCATTTATGGCGGTTTTTTTTATTGCCTAAATTTGTATGTGAGTTATATACAAGTCCAGCAAATGTTAAATTTTATTGACAACTTTTAATATTAAACCAAGCGAAGCCGACTTTGTAAGGTCGGCTTTTAATACTTAAAACAAAACCCCGAGAGTTCGCTGCTTTCGGGGTTTTTGTTTCCAACCCACAACTGTACCTTGAGGATTAGAACATAGATGAATTTTAACCTAGATTTAAAGGTTGATAAAGCAATGAATAGAATTGCAGAGAGTAAAGCATTAAGGGCTTGGACATACCTGATTGGATTAATAGTTATTCTAGGAATCATATTTTGGCAACTAGCACCCATACTAACCGCAATATCAAGATTAATCGAAGTTCTGAAATAAACTGACCTATCAATGGTCGGTTTTTTATTGCCCGTTGTGGGGCCCCCACAACCGAATTAAACCTTTGTTTTATCTTGATTAACTGCGTCTGTTCGATTTTTATAGCTCACCTCTTGTGGGCTTTTTTATTGCCTAAAGGAAAATATCATGGCTCAAGAAGCTCGTTTAGTTATTGTTATTGACTCAGAACGTGCGAAACGCACTGCACAAGACTTATCTGTTGAATTGGATAGCATCACCAAAAAAGGGGATTTCGCCTCGAAATCTATGGACCGGATGTCTGTAGCTACTCGTGCACTAGCAGGGTATATGGCTGGGCTAGTAACTATTGGTACTACCATAAATAAAATGGATCTTTATACCAGCATTAACAATAAATTGAAATTAGTGACAAATAACCAAGAAGAGCTAAATCGTGCTATGGAGGACACTTTTGAGATTGCTCAAAGATCAGCTTCATCTTGGGGTGCTGTTAATGATGTGTATTCAAAATATATGTCTAATGCAAAGACACTAAATTTAACTCAGGAACAAACTGCAAAACTTACTGAAATTACTTCAAAGGCAGTTGCAATTAGTGGCTCTAGTGCTGAATCAGCAGCGGCAGCTCTATTCCAGTATGGTCAGAGCCTTGATGGAAATATTCTTCGTGCAGAAGAGTTCAACAGTCTAGTCGATGGCGCTGGTGGACTCTTAAATGCTATGGCTAAAGGTCTAGGTGTGACCCGTGGTGAACTCCGCCAGATGATGCTAGATGGTAAACTTACTGGAGAGGTTATTACTAAAGCGCTTTTAAAGGCTGGCGATAGTGTTGAAGAGCTCTACGGAAAAACCGACAAAACGATTGGTCAGTCTCTAGAAATGCTGGGAAACAGTATTACCAAATTCATAGGTGAAGCAGGCAAGGGTTCAGGGGCTGCACAAAGTTTATCTGGGTCTATTCAAGTTTTAGCTAGTAATTTAGACTTAATTGCTGATGGAGCTTTAGTGGTTGGTATTGGCTATATCACTAAAGCAATTGCAACAAAAGCTATTGCTGTACAAGCTAGTATTGTCGCATCTATCCAAAACAGAGCAGCAACCCTTGCGGAGGCTCAATCCCAGGTTCAATTGCTTGGTGTAGAAGCGATGCGTGCTAAGCAATCAGCAGCTTTGACCCTAAGCGAATTAAGTCTAGCTAGATCTGAATACAACGCTGCAACTAGTGCTAATGCACGTGCAGTCGCCGTACAAAGATTAACAGCTGCTGAGATTGCTTATAACGTAGCGACGAAAGAAGCTATTGCTACAACAGAGGCATATAGTAATTCACAGAAAAAATTAAATGGTATTCAAAACTCATCTATTGGTATTGGCCGTGGATTATTAGGAATATTGAGTGGACCTGTTGGATTGGGTTTTGCGGCAGCAGGGGTTGCTGCTAGTTTTCTTTTGATGAGTGGTAACTCAAATAAAGCTAAAGATGCTCTCGATGATCAAGGCTTAAGTGTTGATGAGTTAAGGGAAAAGTACTCTAAACTAAATGCTGAGCAGTTGAAAATAAAAGCATTAGATGCTGAAGACTTAAAAAGCGATGAACTTGAAAAAATAAAACAAGCTTTTATTGGTTTATCTCAAGGCATACAAGATTTACAAGCACAAGGCAAAACTAATCAAGCCAATGCACTAACAATGTACATGGATGATTTGAGAGCTGGTGGTGAGCGCGCGGCTTTGGCATTAGCAAACCTTGAATCAAAAAAAGTAGTTGAACCATATTGGATTGAATTTGCTGTTAAGTGGGGCGCCGCAATTAAGTCAAGTCGTGAAGAAATTGTTAAACAGAATCAAATTATTGATATTGCTACAGGCAAAAACACTGAATTAGCGAAATCTTATGGCGAGGTGACGAATGCAGTAAATAACCAATCTAATGCTCTTAAAAAGTTGAGAGAAGATGCAAACAAATCCATGCTGAATGATCAGTATTGGATTAATACATACAATCTCAATAAAAAGTTGCTTGGTGAAGCGACAGCAAAAGATTTTGCTGATTTTGCTCAAGAATGGCGAAAAACTAATAAAATTGGTCCAGATGTCACTCTAACAAAAGAGCAGAATCAAATTTTACAGGAGCAGTGGCAACTGCATTTGAAAATCGCTGCAATTCGTGATGAGGCTACTAATGCAACTAAAGAGCAAAATAAGGCATTACGAGATCAGCAAAAAGTTCTTTCTGTTAATGCTAAGGTTCAGGCAAATGCTTCAAAATTCGGCTTTGCAGATCTAGAGTCTAAATACAAACTTCCATCAGGAACATTATCCGCGATTCATATGATCGAATCTCGAGGTAATGCAAAAGCCTATAACAAAGAAACCGGGGCCACTGGTGGATTTCAGTTTCTCGAAGGTACTGCCAAGCAATATGGCGTAAAAGACCGCACTGATTTAGCACAGTCTGCTGAAGGTGCTGCTAAGTACATGTCTTATCTTTTGAAACTTTTTAAAGGCGATTTAGAGAAGGCTGTACGTGCATATCATGCAGGTGAAGGCAATGTAATGAAGGGTAAGGGTATTGGTAAAAATAATGATCAATACTGGAAAGACTATCAAAGTTATATGGCTGGTATTAATGGCTATTCTGCTGGTGATATCTCATCAAAAGAGTTTGGCTCTTACTTGAGAGATTTTGCAAAAACCCAAGAGGAAATCAAACAATTACAGATTACTTATGATTCAGAAGCAGTTGCTAGAAGCAAAAGACGTGAGGAGGAAATCAATAAAGCTACGCTTTTAGGGCAGATGGATTTACTCCCTAAAATTAAAGAGCGTTTTGATGCTGAAGAAAAGTTAGCTCAGAAGCAATTTGATTTTGAAGTAAATGGTTATAAGTGGACTGAAGAACAAAAGCTTGATTACACATATGAAACTAATTCTTTGCGATTAGTTGCTGAAGGCAAACTCTCTGAAGATCAAAGAAAGGTTGCTTTAGATGGCCTGAAATTGCAAAAACAGCAAGAGTTAGGGTTATTAAAACTTGCTCAAGAGCAACGTTTGTTTCAAGCTAAATTATTCTTGCTTTCAGAAACTGAGGCAATGCAAGAACGCTACCGATTGGAGCGAGAAGAAATTGCTAAAACAGTAAAAGATGAGGGGGAAAAACGTAAGCGACTGGCATTATCACGTGATCAAGAACGATTAGAAGCACTTGATCGTGCAGCAAAAGCTGGTCAAGCATGGGGTGGTATTCAAGCTGATATGAATGGCAGGGGTGAGTTCTATAGACTAGATCAAGAACGATCTAGCCGCCTAAGTGCCGCGACAAATCTACTTGATAGTCAGCAAGGTGTGGTTAATTTAAATGAACAAAATTCTATTGAGGCTTTAAACGCACAATTTGAGCAACAGCTTATAAGTCAGCAGGATTACGAAAATCAGAAAACAGCTATCATTCAAGCTGCTCAGGACCAACGTAATCAGATTGCTGCTGAACATGCAAAGAATGTTCAGGATATTGAAGATAAATATCAGCAAGATCGTTTGAACACCCAAATTGCATTTGGTGGCCAAATGATGGGTTCACTTACATCGATGTTTGGTTCAATGTTTGGAGAGCAATCTAAAGCATATAAGATCATGTTCGCCGCTGATAAAGCTTATGCCATTGCAGCTGCTGGTATTGCGATTCAGCAAAATATTGCAGCAGCTTCAAAAGCTGGTTTTCCTCTTAACATTCCATTAATTGCTGGAGCAGTTGCTCAAGGCGCTAGCATTATTGCAAACATCCGTGCAATCAAAGATCAAGGCTTTGCTGACGGTGGTTACACTGGATCTGGTGGAAAATATGAACCTGCAGGTATTGTCCACAAAGGCGAGGTGGTCTGGTCCCAAGAAGATATTCGCCGTTGGGGTGGTGTTGGGTTAGTTGAAAATATGCGTAAGAGTGCAAACCCTGAAGCATTTATCAATAATCATGCACAGAACAATACTTCAATAGAGAATGTTTTTAACCGTTCTTTTTTGAGTTCAAAAGCATTTAATGACAACAAGTCGATTTCAAACATATCTAACCTTTCTAATTCAAAAGTTCTAAATAGTAATGTTTCAAACAGTACCGTGCAGAATGCTGAGAAAGAATTGCTGAAAGAAGTTTCGATCTTCAAAGACAATGGTTTTGCTGATGGAGGCTATACAGGCAAAGGTAAGAAATATGAGATTGCTGGTGCCGTGCATAAAGGTGAAATTGTTTGGTCCCAAGATGATATTAAAAAATGGGGTGGTGTTGATAAAGTTGAACAGATGAGAAGGGCTACAAGTCCAGAATCGTTTGTTTCTAACTATGCTCAAAACCATACCACTTTTGAGAGTATCTTGAATCGGGCTCACCAGAGCTCAAGGATTTTTAACCAGAGCAAAGAAATCTCGAACATCTTTAATAAATCTGTTCAAGATGATCAGATTATTTATAAGGGCAATAGTAGAGCACCTACTGCATCTTCTTCCGTTGGTTCTGATCTGTTCCACGATGGCAAGGTCTACTTCTCATCAATTGGTTTAGTTCAGAATCGATCAAATCTTGAGGATGTTCAAGACTTCACGATGGGTCAAGCTGCTCGACCTCAAGCTGAGATTATGCCTTCAATTGAACCTTCTACACCTACTATCAATTTTAAGATTGAAGTGATTAATCAGGTGAGTGGAGCAACAGTTGAAGCTGAACAACTGGATGAGCAAACAGTCCGGATCATTGTTAAAGATGAACTGGATAAGCAGCTTCCAAGAACGGTACCGAAGCTTGTAAGTGATCAAATTGGGAATCCAAACTCAACCATTAGTCGGTCTTTGACTGAGAATACGACAGCGAGAAGAAATCGTACTTAATAATTTGAACCCTTTTCGGAGGGTTCATTTTCATAATATTTAAATTTCAAGGTGATAGAGTTTGTTGGCATTAAAATTGATGGTTAAGATATGAAAAAAATAATTGTAATTTCTACAATACTTTTAGGCCTTACGGGCTGTGCCATTCCTGCAGTAAATAATCTCGTAAGATCCACAAATATGTATCAAGATGAAATAGCAGGCGATACAGCGAATTTAAGGGTTTATAGAAGTAATGTACCCATGGTGCAGTTCTATATTAGTTATCAAAATAATAAGGGTGAAAAAATTTCTAAAAACCTTATAACGAAGCAGATAACAAATAATTTAACAAAGTATGGCTCAATGCATGAGCCAAAAACATTGAATATGCCTAAGCCAACAATCGCTTTGAGTAACGGTGAAGAATTTTTTGAGTTTAAAGTACCCGCAAATAAGAAGTTAACTTTCAGGCTTACTTCTGTTATTGGGTCAACTACTATGTATAGTTGTGATGTAAAAATGGACTATCAGTTGGAAAGAAATGGAAATTATGAATTGATCCGTTTTAAACAGATCAAAGATTTTGTGAATCCAGCTTTACTGACTGAACCATCTCAAGATGGATCCTACTGCAAGTTTGTAGTGAAAGAGATTTTTGAAGATGGTAAAGAAACTATTATTAAATCGATTTCTTAATGTTAAATCGTTTTTGTAATTAATTTAAATATCTAAACCTTATTTCATCAAACCACCTTTCGAGGTGGTTTTTTATTGCCTGAAGGAAAGTTATGTACAAGTTAAAGCTAAATCCTCAGACCAGCGGCTATGGCGTAACACCGGGTGATGATGTGAAGCGTCAGCAAATGGATGGTGGACGTGGTCGCTATTACATCGATGTGAAGCGTAATAGCCATATTGTCGATGTGAACTGGAATCTAAGCAAAACCGATTTCAATAAAATGATGGCGTTCTGGCGGGTATACCAGAACAAGCCAGCCTCATTTTATGCGGATTTGGTGATTGATCAGGGAGCACGTCAGCAATACCTATGTAACTTCATTCCGAACTCGTTCAAGACCAATGAAGTGAATGGCAACCTTTACCGGGTAAATGCACAGCTCGAAGTTGTTCAAAACCAGCCTAACCTTACGGCCGATATAGCTTTGATTAAGGATTGGGAGGTCTAATGGATAACGAATATGCCAAATTCTTTTTCAATCGGAAAGTTGATGTCTATCAATTGGAGTGTATTGAGCTTTCTCATCCTTCTTTTATGAATACATACCGAATAGTCCGTAATGATGACCGAGGTGTTTATGTTCAACATAAGGAGGGATCCGGTCAGGTCTATTATGAATTTTTGCCAGCATCTATTCAAAGATCCGGAATGTTGGGTGATCTGGACCAGACATTAACAGTCTCTATATCTGGTTTAGGTGATGTAATGCCGGATGAGTTTGAACGGGTAATCGAAGGCCAATATCCCGATGTAAAGCCAACAGTAAATTACCGGATTTACAGTTCAGACAATCTGAATTCTCCAATGTTTTATTTACTCGGACTACAACTCTCAAGTGTCGCCATGAACCATAAAGCTGTGACATTCAAGGCTGAATCACCACGATTAAATACCACTAAAACTGGGGACATTTTTGCACTGGATCGCTTTAGTGGTTTGAAGGGGGCTATATGAAAAGTCATGATCATTTGCTCGATAGGCAATATGACGAGGATCACTACAACTGTGTTCACTTTGTTCATGAAGCTGCAATGGACCTATACGGCATAGATCGGGCGGAAGCGCTTGAACTCTTTATGCAGCCTAAGGGCAAAATTACTTTTTTATCTTCACGGTTAAAACTTTTAAATCCGCTACCCATGCCCAAGGAAGGCTGCATAGTCGCCTTCCATCCGAGACAAAGAAATAAGCCCCCGCATGTGGGGCTTTTTCGTGGGCAAAAGATTCTTCACCTCATGGAAAGCGGAGTCACTTATTTGCCTGAAGAGGTTGTGATGGGAATGGGATTTAATCGGGTCAGTTATTATGATTAAAGTTATTTATAAAAAAGACGCTTTGTCTGAAGAAAAGACAATTGAGCAGGCTCAAACCATTGGGCAATGGCTCACTTCAAAATATGAACATATGCCTGAGCATGTCCGTATCTTTCATACCACAAGCAATATGGATCATGCGGAAATTTCATTTGCGAACGAAGTCACACCGAAGAATGCTTATGAGTTAAAGCAGCTTGATTTCTTACCGGGTACTTTTATCGTAGTTGAGAACCCAAAATGGGTCGCTGCTATTGTTTCGATTGTGATTAGTATTGCGATCGCATTTTTAATGCCGACTCCATCGATAGCCCAGACTACTCAAAATACTAACCAGTCTTCTTCGGCAAACAATGAACTTTCTAACCGTGAAAACAAGATCCGGGTGAATGGTCGTATTGCTGATAACTATGGAGCTGGGTGGAATACTCCCGACCTAATCGCAGTACCTTACAAGGTATATGAAAATAACGTTGAAGTTGAGCATGTAGTGGGCTGTATTGGTCGTGGACACTATAAAATCAATGGAGCTTATGACGGTGAAACCAATATTGTCGATATTGCCGGTGCATCGGTAGAAGTCTATCGACCAGGTGTCGATATTGTCTCGGGTGAGCCATATTTCTCGCTTGGTACCGAAATTACAACTCCACCCTTAACGGTTCAGCATCAAACCTCTGTTAATGGCCAAGTTCTCCGTCCAGCAGATACACAGTCTTTAGAAGGTGCGAACTACCTTCATTTTGCATATCCAAACGAGATCCTGCGAGCATCTGCAAACAATACTGATTTAACAACTAAATTTGTTAGTAATGACCGGGTAGAAATCACAAATGCTTCGTTTACTTACAACGGCCAGACTTATGATTTAAATGGTACATATAGCGTTCTATCGGTAGCTGATGACCGTATGGCATTGTCTAATCCGGCTGCGGTAAACCCCAATTGGCTAAAGCTAAAGGAATTATCAAATCAGCAAACTGGTGCTTTATCTCCAAAGCTTTCATCTATTGGCGAGAAGTGGATTGGGCCATTCATTCTAGACAATGTCGAACGAAGTCGGGTGCTGTGTAATTTTGTGGCCACCAATGGACTTTATACCGTTTCTTCAGGTGGAAATCAGGGAGCTGTAAACGTCACGATTGAAGTAGAAGTAACGCCGGTAAATGAATCGGGTGCAGCCATTGGCAATCCAATGCTGAAGCAGATCATCCTAAAGGGTTCAGCAAAGTCACGTCAGACAGTTGGTGCAACGCTGGATATGGTGACATTTCAAGGTCGCTGTAGTGTCCGCGCACGCCGTTTAACACCAACACCGGCGGTTACAACGGTAGTAGATGATGTGAAGTGGCAAGCACTATATGGTGCATATCCATTACAAAGCACAACGTATGAGCATGAAACGGTTTTCCGTGCACGTACATATGCAACGACTGGAGCATTGTCAGTTAAATCCCGCAAGATCAATTTTGATCTTCAGCGAATGTTGCCGACTTATAAAAACGGGGCAATGACAACAGAGCTATATCCAACGTCTAGCTTTGCTGATGCTTTGGTATCTATGGCACTCGATGACAAGATTGGCCGCCGTTCGATCGATGAGATTGATCTTGAAAACATCTATCGGACCTATAATGATGTAGTTGATTATTTTGGTACGCCGCTAGCGGCTGAGTTCTGTACTACCATTGATGATACGAATCTATCTTTTGAAGAGCTGGTTACCAATCTTTGTGATGCGGTGTTTTGTACCGCATATCGGCAAAACAATAAGCTCAAGCTTTATTTTGAACGGCCAACTGATAACTCGGTAATGCTGTTTAACTTCAGGAATATCATTCCGGATAGTTACAAGCATGACCTGACCTTTGGAGTGATGGATGACTACGACGGACTGATCTATGAATACACGGATCCGACCGACGATAGCCGTATCAATATCTATTTACCGGATAAAGGAGCCAAAAACCCTAAAGAAGTGAAATCTGTTGGTGTTCGAAACAAGTGGCAAGCGCATTTCAATGCGTACCGGCTTTGGAACAAGCTTCGGTTCCAGCGCAAATCCATTACCTTTGATGCGGCACCTGAGTCAGAATTACTGGTTTTACGTGACCGTATTGCCGTAGCAGATTATCGCAATGGTATTCATCAAAGCGGGGAAGTGGTACAGCAAGAAGGTTTAATTCTCACCCTAAGCCATGATGTAGATTTCATTGCAGGCAAGAGCTATGTGATCTATCTGCAAATGGGGGATGGTACCGTGGACCTAATTCCTATTACACCGGGTTCAGCCAAGAACAAGGTGGTTTTAGACCGTTTACCGAACGGGGCCTTAAAGCTTAGTCCCGATGACTTTGTGAATACTATCTACACGGTAGTTAATGACGATACCAAAGGCTCATTGCCTTACCTGGTAGCGAAAAGAGAACCAGTTGACCAGTTCTCAAATACCATTACGGCAATTAACTATGATGAGCGCTATTACCTCAATGACAAGGATTTTATTGATGTACCGGTTGATGATTCACCGATCTACATTCGATATGACCAGCTTGATATTAATCTCGCACGTTTATATCAAATGCAAAGAGGTGATTTACCAACGACTGGCGAAATCAGTTTTGTAGTTGAAGCAGGGGCGCTGGTTTCAAGCTCAAGTTCATATCGACCGGAAACCAGATTTGTCTATAAATTCGACTATAACTCTAGTCCTGCAAAACGAGAGTATATCGTTCCAGCTGCCTCAGAATTACCAGCGATAGATACAGGGGAGTTCCCACCTGATCTGGTGGTGAATCTAACGATTAAAGGCTCAGTTGTTGGACGTGGTGGTGATGGCGGGTTGCCACATCTAGCTTACGGAGATTGGGAAAAAGATTCTGACTTCAATTTTACCAAAACCCGCCGTGATGGGTTTCAGGGAGCACCCGGTTTGTTGAACCGGCACAGCAAACTAAACCTGATTATCGATGGAGGGACGTTAGCTCGAGGCGGCTCAGGTGGTGGAGCAACACCAAGTGGTATTTACACTGGATCATCTTATGGGGTTCAGGGAATTCCCGGTGGTGCTGGAGCACCATTTGGTCGGGTAATGACTGGACAGCCGATTTCAAATGACTCACAAGATTATCGCCTCTATCTGGAGAGTTATTTATTGGTTATGAAAATCACTGATGCTGAAGCTTCGGTGCCCGGTAAAGGTTACCGAACCCAAAATGACCGTTATGGATCTCCATTATCGGGTGATGGCGGTGGATGGGGCGAACGTGGTACCAAGTCTACCAATGGTGGAACATGGAATTGGCAATACCATGGAACGACGGAAGGCCAGCCGGGGCCGGGTGGACCTGCAATTGTTGGGGTGGCACCTCTAACAACTCAATTGATTAACGGAGGGAAAATCTTACAAACCCTTTAAACCTTAAAAGAACTATGAGCACCCAATTGGGGTGCTTTTTTATTGTCTAAAAATATCTGGAGAGATTTATGGAACCAGTTTCCACAAGCGGTTTAACAGCAATTTTAAAATTTTATGGTGCAGCAATTATGGTGACTTTAGCGGTCGCTTTAGTGGCAGCAGTTGTATTGATGACACGTATGCCTCGCTCACCACAAGAGTGGGCAGTTGGTTTGATCTGTACTGTTGTATCAAGCCTTGCTGGCGGCTCATTCATTATTGTGAAGTGGGGACTTCATGAATGGGTTACTGATGTATGGGGGATGATTGCTCTAGGTGGGTTCTTCTTTGTTTGTGGTTTACCCGGTTGGGCTTTAGTCCGTTGGATCTTTAATTTTATAGATAAACAGGAAGGTAAAACGATCGTTGAAGTAATCAAAGAGTTTAAGAAAGCCAGAAAAGACATTGAAAACAGCTAATGCCGCCTTCGGGAGGTTTTGTTTAGAAGTATCAAGTATAAGAGAGAAATTACCTGTTGACACTGCAAGCCGCTGACTACTACGAAAAACTATCGACAACCAATATTATGAAACGACCACCTTCGGGTGGTAATTCTTTTTTTACGGGTAGGAAAACGGGTATGAAGCGTGAGTCAACTAACAGAAACAATTTTTTAACAAAGTTAGCGGAAGCCCTTCCGCCTGATATTAAAAAACGGAAGGGGGTAAAGTTCGTCTATTAATTCTATAGGAAGTAAGAAATGTACTTTATTCCAAAAAAGCAAAAACCCCAGTGCGCCAACACTAGGGTTTTGGTTAACAGTTAAGGAGGGTTAACTATTAATGAATCAATCTGAGGAAAATGTTAGCACCAAACCCGGTATAAGTATAGAGGGTAAAATGAGTGAAAAAGATGCAGGTAGAGCTGCAGTAATTATGGCTTGGGGTAAAGCTATATCCCTTGTAATTGGTAGTGTTGCTGGTGCAATAACTGCTATTACGACTTTTTTTAAATATATATTTTAAAAGCTATGAAACTAAATTTATAAAGCCGACTTATTTTTTAGGTCGGTTTTTTGTTGATTGTGCGCCTAAAGGCGCTTTTTTATTACCTAAAGGAAAGTGAAATGAACATTGAACAATATCTTGATGAGCTTATTAAACGCGAAGGCGGTTATGTTAATAATCCTGCGGATCGAGGAGGTGCTACCAATTACGGCATTACTGAAGCAGTTGCACGTGCTAATGGGTTTAAGGGCAATATGCGTGATCTGCCTCTTGATACTGCAAAGGCTATTTATAAAAAACAATATTGGACAGCTCCACGTTTTGACCAGGTGAACTCGATTTCTTCTGCAGTTGCTGAAGAGCTTTTAGATACCGGTGTAAATTGTGGTACCGGATTTGCAAAACCTTTGCTGCAACGTGCTTTGAACCTATTAAATAATCAGGGCAAAGCAGGGTGGACAGATTTATCAGTAGATGGAATTTACGGGCCAGCCACACTAAATGCACTTAAAACTTACTTGGCCAAGCGAGGGAAAGACGGGGAAAGGGTATTACTTCGAGTACTCAACATTATGCAAGGCCAACGTTATATCGAAATCTGTGAACGTAACCCTTCGCAAGAACAGTTTTTCTATGGCTGGATCGCTAACCGGATTTCATAGTATGAAAATCTTTCATTGTAAGCGCTCTAAGTTTGCATTAGCCCTAACTATGTTGTGCATTCTATTATCAGGATGCTCAGCTCATACAATCAATAGCAATGTTAATGTAGTCATTTGTGTAAAAGCCCTTTGAGGAGGGTTTTTAAATTTGTGCAAATATTTGCTCGATTTTAAGTAAGATAAAGGAATTTGAGCAAAATTATTCTCATATATTAAATTTTAGCATTTATTTTGATGAGTTGTTGCTCAATCCTCCTTGTACTGATTAAACAGTTTGATTTTAGATTTGGTTCTTAAGTTTTATAACTTCTCTACTCAATTTATGAATAGTCTCATTAATTTCTTTTGTATAATCATGTCTATCTACATTTTCTTTTCGCCCCATAATATAATTACAGCAACTATCAAATTTATCACAAATTTTACGCATTTCTGTCTCAGATTTTATTTTGTGTTTACCACCATATCGTAGGTTTATCAGTTCCTGACGGAAACTATGTAAGTCATCCATATTATTTTCTAAAGTGATTCTTATATTTTCATTAATTTTATCAAGCTCGCTAAAATCCAAGTCGCATTCATTATATAATTTGTCACTGAGAAACAATAAATCATTAAAAATCATGATATTTTTTTCATGTCTTTTTACTATATTTTGAAATAAGTCTAACTCATCAAAACTCTTAGTTCCGAAAATTTCCATCGCACAATATTGCTGAAATAAACTGAAATCTTCGTAATCTCGGCTTGCATGCCAACTTCTTTGTAAATCACGAATTTTATCAAGAATCATTTCAATAAGTTCTTGAGATTTTTTATATGTTTCTTGATTACGCCATGAAAGAAAACCAATAATTGCTACAATTGGAGTAATTACATAAGCAGTTGTAGTAATAATAGTATTTATTCCATTCATACTAAAATTGCATTCTAAAGACTTTCCTTGGCACACAACCATATACTGAAAAAATCCACAAACTACAAGAACACAAATATATACAAGCAAATAATATCCAACATATTTTTCAATTTCTTTCATATTGCTCTTCATAAAAATAAACTCATTCTTCCTAATATATTGTATTTTAGTCTTTTATAGTTATTAGTTCATCAAAGCTAAACGGATTTCTACTAAGTTTGTCTCGTGACATTGACCAGTTGCGACCCGGCACATAACATGGACCAACGCCAAGCTTTTTCTTTCCAAATTTGTTGTGCACATTATCAAGAGTTTTCATTAATAGTTCTTTTTTCTCGATCTGTTCAAAGTCGGTTAATAGATCATATGTATGACCAGACTTAGGTTCTAAGCCTGTTAATATGACACCGCATTTTTTATACTTGATGCCTTCTTTAAAGATATCTGACACCATTTTTACTGCTGCTTTTACGAAATCTGTTGCACAATCGGTGGGTTCAGAAAATGCGCCTGTAATAGACTTATTATAAAATGGGGCGCTTTCATCAAAGGGGCTTGATTGAACAAATACAAGTAGACAACCACACAGTGATTCTTCATCACGTAAACGCTTGCATGCTTCTTGTGCATGCATTGCTATAGCTTCTTTCAAATCAGAGAGTTCAGAAACTTTTGTACCAAATGAACAAGATTTTATTATTTGCTTTTTCGAAGGCGGGGTGTCTTCTATTTCTATGCATGAAATCCCTTGCAATTCATTGATTGTACGGGCAATAACAATAGAAAACTGTCTTTGCATTTCTCTGGCTTCGGTGCATGCTAAATCCAAAACACTTTTAACACCCATGCCATGTAGCTTTTTTGCATGCTTGTGGCCAACACCCCAAACTTCACTTACATCTATCTGAGAAAAATAATATTCCTTATTGCATGGATCCATGCCTACTAAATCACAAACACTGTTAAACCCAGCATTCTTCTTAGCAATATGATTAGCAATCTTAGATTCTGTTTTACTTCTGCCGATTCCAACACATACTGGTAAACCGAGCCATTTCCATATTTGCTGCCGCATTTGTTGCCCGACCTTTTCAAGATCGAAATTCTTTTCATAAGCAGTGAAGTCAACAAAGCATTCATCAATAGAATAAGGTTCAACTTCTTCATCTGTTACGTATGAAGAAAGTATCTTATGAAATCGCCGTGACATTTCGGCATACATTGCATAGTTGCTTGATAGCACTAAGACATTATGTTGCTGAACAATGTCTTTAATTTGAAAAAGTGGAACACCCATTTTTATATTTAGGGCTTTGGATTCGTTGCTGCGCGCCACGGCGCACCCGTCATTATTGCTGAGAACAATCACAGGCTTGTTATTTAAACTTGGGTCAAAGACTCTCTCACATGAGACGTACATGTTATTTACATCGATGAGAAAGAAAACTTTGTTCTCATGCTTCATGACTTTTTTCTTGTCATTTTAATGATATGTGTGACAACTCCCCAAATAATCAATTCTTGTCCATCTAATAAGTAAATATTTTTATAATCTGGATTTTCTGCTTTTAGCCATTGGCCAGACTCATCAATCATTAAACGCTTTACTGTGAAATCATTATCGATTAGTGCCACGACAATATCGCCGTGTTTTGCATCGAGACTGCGATCGACAATCAATTCATCATCAATATCGATCCCAGCGTTGAGCATCGATAGCGAAGCAACTTTGACAATAAACGTTGCGGTTTCATTCTTTATTAAGTGCTCGTTCATATCGAGCGCTTTGTCGATGTAATCTTGTGCTGGGCTGGGAAAACCTGCTGAAATCTTCTCTAGAGCATAGGGGACAAGCATGTGAGTGGTTGGTATAACTTGCTTGATTGATAAGGCTTCAGATAAAACGATACTACTTTGTAGATATGGTTTTATCTGGATAATGGATGGTGCAATTTCGCTCATAAAATATCCCCTAACTTGAATTTGTAACATATTCAAGATGATATGCTAGAGCTTAGTTAAATTTCAAATTTAAAAACTTGTGGATAAATAATGACTAGTCACAACTTGTCGCGTTATTTAGTGTATTTGGTCGGAAATTCATCACTTAGGAGGGAGGGAATTTATTTTAATATATTGATTTAGAGCCGTAATGTCTTGAGAAATTGAATTAACTATAGAAGTAAGCTCAGAAGGGGGATAATCATTCTCCAATGCTGCAATTTTTAATTCTAAACTAATTATTGCTCCTAATATTTCGTTGTAGTTTGTGAAGAAATGCACAGAATGGGGTAAGTTAATAAATTCAAACTTAAAACCCCCATTATTTAAAATCTCAAGTTTTTGATTTAAATCAAAAATTCTTGTATAAAGCTTTAAATCAGGAATTATCTTAATATCTTTTTCAAGAGTATCCTTTTGTGTATTAACTTTATTATCTTTTAAATTAAGACCTAAGTTAAACCCTTCCATGAAATCATTAATATGCTCATTAGGAATGTCGGGCATAATAAATAAAAGAGAATTTTTGATATCGTCAACTGAACTTGGGTTTAGTCCGATGTTTAGGAATGAAGTAGTATATTTTAAAAAATTATTGATGTCGAAAATATAAAAGTCATCGACAGATGATTCTAAAAATATCTCTTGTTTTAATTCAGGTCTAGCACCAAGAATTTTTTTTCCATTCAAATTCTCGACTATTCTCCAATCCTCTTTTACATCTTCACTAATAAAAATTATATTTTTAATGTTGGGGTCTTTTGAGTATTCAATAATTTGTTTAAATATCAATAAATCACCAAACTTAGATTTATATGTTAAGCCATTAAATGTAAAAACTTCATTTTCTTTGACCTTTTCATCCTTATAACCAGGAGGAGTCATATTTTTATAGCGATTCTCACCATTCTTGAAGATATCATCCAATTTAGCTTGAGTATCAAAAATATTGTTACCTAGACTATTTCCACTAAAAATGTAGTCAAACTCTTCTCTTATATAATCTTTTGAGGTTAAGTAAATTTTATCTTGATCTATATCAGTTATTAACTCTCTAATCTTACCGACTTCCTCTTTGAGTAAATCTTTAACGTCTTCAATTTCTGATGAGATATTATTAATTATATCCTCTATTTTAGTGTAAATATTTAGATGCTTGGTTTTGCTAGTAAATTTATTTTTAAATGTATGGAAAATTTTATCATCAAATGAAATTGAGTCTAAAAAATCATCGGTCTCTTTTTGCATATCTTGAATATAAATTCTGTGATTTTTTATAACTTTCAATCTGTTCCTTTGGAACTCAAGTGCAACATGGTGAGGAATCCATAGTCTTGAATTTAAGAATTTCAAAAT